CATTTAATATATATATTATTTATATTTTATTATTTGTGTATTCGGTTTGATATTCTTTAAATTGTTTTATATGTTTATTCTCTATAATTTACTCCTTTTTTTGTGCTTCCATGAAAATACTTAATACTTGTAATTGTTTTATAATCATCTTGATTACAAAAATTTCTCAGAACTTCTCCCCACAATGGTAAATCGCCCCATCTTCTTTTATAAATATTATTTGACTCATATATTTTATTACAATATTCTTTAATAATATTATTTTCACGTATTATATTTAAATCTAAAGCAAATACGTTTGTATATGGACCTCCTGCACGAAAATCTACTTGAGGTTTGTCATATGTCTTCAAAAATTCTTTTGTAAATTTTTTTAATCCTTCTACAAAAAAGGCGCAATCCGGTACCCATACAGCAGAAACAGCAACTTTACCTTCAAGTGCATCGAATATATCTAAATAGTTCGTTTTTAATAATACATCTTCATCTATTCTTAATATTTTATCATATTTTTCAACATGTTTCCAGAAACCACAGAACCAAAAGCTACACATATTTCTATATCCTAAAAAAGCAGTTGGACCAGCCAAATCTGTATTAAATACAACTGTATAATCGTCTTTTTGTTTCAAAAAATCACTAGAAACATTAACAAATAAAAAAGATATATTTGGGGTTTGCTTTGAAATATGTATTTGTTGATCTAAAGAAATATTTCCTTCATGATATATAATATAGTCTGTATCAATTTGTACATTTTTTTCTATTTCTTTATTACGATTACATAATGTATTATACTTATCATTTTTATCATATCCTCTAGTTAATACTACTACTGCTTTTTTATTATTTCTATTTTCTAAATAATTATTTCTAAATAAGTGTATATCTCTCTTATCGAAAGGTGCTTTATATGTGTTAGAATATAAGTTAGTAAAATACCAAAATACAATATTTTTATTAATAGCACCGGCTAATGTACTGTAACCACCCATTGAGGGTAAAAAATATTCTGATGTTATCATATATTTAAAATCTTGTTCTGTGTTATTTGTGCTTAATATTCTAACATTATTATTAATAACTTTAATTTTTTCTATTAAATCTTCAACAAACTTATCAGATTCCTTTTTCTTATCATTATTTGTGCATCCATATAAAATAAAAATATTATCTAATGATTTTACTAAATTTTCATTTTTCTCTAAAAACTTATCATATTCACTCATAGACGCTGTTGCTGCATTTGACCACCATAACCAATCAAATAGTCTTAAATGGATAACCATTGATTTTGGTGGACAACTTTTATAATCTGATTCTAAAAATATTTTATATAAACAATCGTAATCTATGCGTATTTCTTTATTTTTCTCTTCTTTATATGTTTGTAATAAACAATCTTTTGGTAATGTAACATTATTATGTCGTAAAAAATCACTTAATCTATATAATAATCTGCGTGGAACATGTTCTGGTTCTGGTTGTATATCTTTTTCAAATTCAGACATTGAATTGTAATATAATAATATACTATTATATTTTGCGTATTTAATATTCAATTTAGAGGTTATATTTCCTTAAATCTATTACACAATCATCAAGTATATAAAGAAATAAATATATAAATATTATTATGTCGGTTTTTGTAAAAAAATATAATGAGTTTTTAGAAAATAATAATTTTGACGAATTAAATACTTTTATAAAAAGTTCTGATTTTTCAAATGAACCATATTTTATAAATATGATACCAGAACTTTTAAATAAACTAACCGATTATAAAACATCTGAACAAGCAAAAGAAACAAGTAATTTAATAATAGAAAAAATGAATGTATTTTCAATGAAAATCTATATGAAAATATTATACGAAAATTTTACATCTTTAAAATGGCAAATCAAAAAAGGAGCACTTGTATTATTAGGTCTTTTTGGTAAACATCAAAAAGAGGTGGTTCAATACAATCTACCTGATATGATTTTACGTCTTATTGATATGGCAAGTGATATAAAACCCGATGTTAAAAAGCAAACACGTACTTGTTTTGAAGAACTTTGTTCTGTTATTGACAATGTAGATATTACAAAAATAATTCCGGATGTTATAAATGCTTATATGGAGCCAGTTAAATATACTGAAGCTGCTCTGGACGTTCTTGTTGCAACTAGTTTTATTAATGAGGTGGATATGCAAACTCTTGGATTATTGGTTCCCATTTTAACAAAAGGTATGCGTGAGAAAAAAATTGCAATAAAGCGTCGTTCTGCATTAGTTATTGGTAATATGTGTAAATTAGTAAATGATCCACGAACAGCCTCATTTTTTTATCCAATTTTGAAACCGGTATTGGAACGAGGAATTGATGAAATCGCAGTGGAAGAGGTGCGTAAAGTATGTCAACATTCACTGGATACTCTTTTACGAGTAAGTAATGAAGCGGCTCAAATTAGTGAGAATGTTATGAAACAAACCGAAATATTTAATTGTGTTAAAAAGCATTGTGAAGATAATGAATTGGAGACACCTGAAATTATTTTAACTCATATTTCTAAATGTTGTGAAGGTCTTGTTTTATCTAATAATCGTAAATACAATGATTGGGAACAATGTATTGGTCCTTATTTAGTAGGAGAACAAGAAATCATAAAAAAAATTATAGAAGAAGTCCATAAAGAAGGTATTGCAAATTTAACGCCCGATAAAGTGGATCCAGAAGACGAAGAAGAAGATTTATGTAATGCGCAATTTTCTCTTGCTTACGGTACTCGTGTATTGTTGCATCAAACTCCATTTCGTGTTAAGATTGGACGTAAATATGGTTTAGTTGGTCCAAATGGTGCCGGTAAATCTACTTTAATGAAGTCTATTGCAGGTGGAAATTTGCAAGGGTTTCCTACACATTTGATTACTGTATATGTTGAATGTGAAATCATAGGTGAAAAGGCAGATATGACAGTATTAGATTATATTATGACAGACGAAAAAGTAAAGCAATGTAATTGTGGTGAAGAAACTGTAAAAGAAATGTTGACATCAATGGGATTTGGGGTTTCACGTACTGCTGCTGCAATAGATGCTGGTGTAAGTACTCTTTCTGGTGGTTGGAGAATGAAATTGGCACTTTCTCGTGCGATGTTGTTAAATCCAGATATGTTGTTACTAGATGAGCCTACAAATCATTTGGATCAATTCGCGGTAAAGTGGTTGACTGAATATATTCAAAATCTTCAAAAATGTACTTGTTTGATTGTTTCTCACGACACCAAATTTTTGGATTCTGTATGTACAAATATTATTCATTATGAAAATCTGAAATTGAAATCATATCGCGGTAATTTATCAGATTTTGTAAAACAAAAGCCTGAAGCGAAGGCATATTACGAGTTATCGAGTGATATTGTGGCATTTAATTTCCCAGAACCCGGTCCATTAGAAGGGGTTAAATCACTTACTAAGGCAGTATTAAAAACAAAAAATATTTATTTTCAATATCCGAGTGCTCCACATCCACAATTGATTGACGTTTCTATTCAATGTTCGTTAGCGTCGCGAGTTGCAGTGGTAGGTGTAAATGGCGCGGGAAAATCCACATTGGTAAAATTAATGGTTGGAGAATTAGAGGCAGATCAAGGAAATGTTGAACGTCATCCAAATTTACGTGTAGCATATGTCGCACAACATGCATTTGCTCATATTGAAGACCATTTAGATAAGACACCGATTGAATATATTATGTGGCGTTATCGTGGTGGTATAGACAAAGAAACAGTAGAGAAAGATTCAGTTACAATGACAAAAGAAGAAATGGAGGCAGTTCGAAAAAAGGCAAAAGAAGAGAAACTGGGTATTGTAGAGGAAATCAAAGCCCGTCGTACCGGAAAACGTGAACATGAATATGAGGTCATTTGGGAAGGTGACGGGCGCGAAGACAGTTGGCATACTCGTACCGAGCTTCTTCAAATGGGTTATAAAAAGTTAATTGATGAGAAGGATCAACAAATTGCTGCCGAATCTATGTTAGGACAACGTAAATTAACCACAGGTGAAATTCAAAAACATTTAGATTGCTTTGGTTTGGAACCAGCTTTTGCTGAACATACTCGAATGGGTGCTCTTTCAGGTGGTCAAAAAGTAAAGGTTGTATTGGGTGCAGGTTTATGGAATTTACCACATATTGTTATTTTAGATGAACCTACCAATTTCTTGGATCGCGATTCATTGGGTGCTTTAGCATTGGCAATTAAAGAATTCAAAGGTGGATTATTTATGATTAGTCATAATGCAGAATTTTACGAAGCATTGTGTCCTGAAAAGTGGATATTAGAATCCGGTCGTTTAACCGTAATGGGTGCTGAATGGATGGAAGAAGTAGAAAAGGCACGAAAAAAGGCAGAAAAATTAGCAGCTCGACAATTGAATTTTAATCAAGAAGAAGAAAAGAAAGATGCATTAGGTAATACAATTGCTGCTGCTCCAGAAGAAGCAACAGAATTAAACCGAAGTGATAAAAAAAGATTACAAAAATTACGAAAAGACATGATGAAACGCGGAGAAGATACTTATGAAATAGATATACAATTAGGATTGGAATAAATAGTTAAATATGTAGTATTATAATAATTTAAATATATATATGCAAATAGCAATACATACTGTTTTTATTTTAAAAGAAAATATTTTATTTTTAGAAGAATGGATTAATTATCATATTTTATTAGGATTTAACAAATTTTATTTGTACGATAATTCAAAAGTAAATAAAGTTACTGGATGGGATACAAGGCATTCAAAAACGATTGTTTTTGGTAAAGTAAATAAATACAATATTAATTATGATGAATTAGTAAATATAGATGAAAATCAAATGAATGACTATTTAAAAAAATTATGTGATAAATATAAATGTATTGAAATCATCGAATGGTCTCCTAGCGATGATAAAGGAAATATTTTATACAAACAAAGCGATGCACATAGGCATTGTTTGAATATTATGAAAAATGAGAATATTGATTGGTGTGCAAATATAGATATGGATGAATATATTGTATTAGGAAATTTTAATAATATAGGTGACTACATTACAAATTTACCATCTAACGTTAAAAATTTAAAAATAGGTCAAATAAGGTTTGAAACAAGATTTTATAATTTGAACAAATTGGTTACTGAAATAACAAATGCTGAAATAAATGACATACCTAGAAATGATAGTAATAAAAACATTTATAATGTAAATTGTACAAAAAATCTAACAATTCATGATGCATATTTATCAAGTGGAAGGCAAATTACACCACCAGTCAAAGAAATATGCTTTAATCACTATAAATTAAAAGATGAAGAATATAAACATATAGACAACATTGATCCAAATATTAAAAATAAATTAGATAAAAATGCATTTGTCTCTATTATTTGAATTTACACATTGAAATTAATATATTTTTATATAAAAGTATATTAATAATATAATATGAAAGAGTATTTTTGTGGATTATTGGCTTATTTCAAAAATGAAAGAAATGGTTTAAACGAATGGATTATGCATCATAAAAAATGGGGAGTTGAACATATATGGTTAATTGATAATGGGTCATGTGATGATTATGATATTAGTGATCATATAAATGAAGGATTTGTAACAGTATTTGAAGAAAAAACTATGGGTCAAATAAAGGCATATCAAAAATATTTACCAGAATTAAAACAAAAAGTAAAATGGTTAGGGATTGTTGATATGGATGAATATATGTTTTCAAAAAAAGAAGATGATCTTAAAACGATATTAAAAACGATTAATGATGATATTACGCAAATTCTTATTCAAATAAAAATTTTTTATCCGCAAACATTTCTTTCTCCAAAATCATTAATAGAAAAAAGTACTTATTATTGTGCAGGTAGTAGATGGCATCCAAAATGTTTTTATAATTTAGATTTAGTAGATATTAATCAAGGTGATATGGTTCATGGATTGGGAAAAGAAATGCGAGAAAAAGGTACAATAGACATTGATATGAATTCAAAAAAATTATGTATAAATCATTATCAATTTGGAAGTTTTGAATATTTATATGGAATTAAAGAAGGTCGAGGAGGAGGTGTACATAAAGATAAATATAGAAAAAAACAAAACATTGTTAATGGTCCTGAGAAATTTGATACATATTTACGTGACTGTTCTCCTGATATAATAGAAAATTGTAAATTAGTCCCACCTAAGACAGAATTATATCCAAAAACTACATGGCAAAAATTACAAAAGGAATATCCTGAAAAATTTGAATTATATAAAACATACGGTAACGAAGAAGGAATATTATCTTTGGATAAAATAAAAGAAATCAATAATTTTATGGAAACAATTAAGTAATTTTTGCTAATTATAGATATGTATATAAATATATATATATCTATGAAATTTTTTCATACTGATTTATCCGCATGTCATGCAGGGTTAAGTCACCAAATGAGTAATTTTAATACATTAATACGTTTTAATATAAATAATGATTTTTATCAAATCATAAAGGATGTCAATAAAATTATTTATTAAGTAAATCAATAAAAGTCATATCTTCAGTATATTTCAATCTATCATTCACCCAAAAATGATACATATATATATCACGGTTTCTATTATTCTTACCATGTATCTCATGTGGATTATAGAATTTAAAAAATGGATTGTTATTTAAAAAATCAGATGTTCTTACCATCATTTTTGATGGTGATTTTCTTCCCACATATTTACAAAGTTCTAAAACGTTATTATTAATTTTATCATTATTTGATTTATTTGTTACAATATCTCCGCATATTTGTATTGTTTTATTATTTTTTTTACAAAAATCTCTTAAGTCATTATTAGAAACGGTAATAAATTCATCTGCGTCTGTGAATGTTATATATTTACATTTATGCTTCATTGCATGTAATCCAGTAAATAAAGAAACAGATTGAATAGTATTCCAATGATTTCCTCCTATTTTACCATAAGGGAAATCAATGACTACTACTTTATCACCATACTTATCCGTAACTTTTCTCATATCAGTTTCTTTATCTTGATCATTTTTATTATTTGAGTTTTTATTTTCATTACGAGTATTATCAAATATCACTATACCATCCACTCCTAATTTTAAATGATACTCGATCCATTCGTCTAATCTAAAATTATACATTCTGCACATAGTACTTATAATATTTATATCATTATTGCCTTTGTATTGTAAAAATGCTTTTTCAAAAGGAAAGTGGAGAAGAATATTTTCTAATTCAAACTCAGATGTATATATATTTATTATATCTGTAATATTATTTTCAAATTCAATACAAATTACACGTTGATAATTATGTAATTTAATACTAATATTATTTCCACTACCATCAGTACATTTTATTGTTTCTATCAAACGTCTTAGTTTATTTCGATCTTTCTCATTATCTTTCCAATTATCATGGCATACTAAATAACTATTGTTTTCATCTTTAAAACAACATGTATTAAATACTTTCATATTTATAATTTATTGTAGTATTTTATTTTTTATTAAATAACATATAAATTTATAATTATTACATTTTTTTCTCGCTGTGTGTAAAATAATGTTGTTGCCAAAAAAGAAAACAAAAATATCATCTCCAACTCCATAGGTCAAGTATGTTCGCAAATATATGAAGACATATAATCAAGCAGACCGTGTATTACTTAGGTCGAGAAACACTATAGACCTTTTTATTTTAATTTATATTTATATATTATAGTAAATATGAATTCAAGAAATAAATTTAGACGAAATACAAAAAAGAATAAAACAAGGAATAAAACAAGGAATAAAACAAGGAATAAAACAAAGAATAAACATGGTGGCACCAGGCAAGCAGCAAACAACTTGATCAGGCTATTTCAATATGTTCATAATGGTCAGATGAGTGATTTGGCGGCCGCTCTCATCGGGAATGAGGCTGCCATCGAAACTAGAGATCCGCAGGGATGGACTTTGTTGATGAACACAGACTCTCGTGGAGTAGCCAGGGTTCTCATCGAGAGACATGGAGCCGATGTCAACGCAAAAAGTACACAGCAAGGTATGACTGCTCTTCACTTAGCATGTTGGAATGGTAATCTTGAATTAGCCATGTATCTCATCGAGAAGGGGGCTGCTATCGATGATAGAAATAGTTATCAACAAACACCTCTTCATGGAGCATGTGTTAATGGTCATATTGAAGTAGCCAGGGTTCTCATCGAGAAGGGAGCTGCTATCGATGCTAGAGATAGTGATCAATCTACACCTCTTCATTGGGCATGCGGTAAGGGTCATATTGAAGTAGCCAGGGTTCTCATCGAGAATGGAGCTGATGTCAATGCTAGAAGTAGTAATGAAGATACACCTCTTCATTGGGCATGTAGAAGTGGTCGTATTGAAGTAGCCACGTATCTCATCGATATGGGGGCTGCTATCGATGCTAGAAGTAGTAATGAAGATACACCTCTTCATTGGGCATGTAGAAGTGGTCGTATTGAAGTAGCCAGGGTTCTCATCGAGAATGGAGCTGACATCGATGCTAGAGGTAGTATTCAACGTACACCTCTTCATTTTGCATGTGCTATGGGTCATCCTGAAGTAGCCATGTATCTCATCAAGGAGAGGGCTGACATCTATGCTAAAGATAAAAATGATAAAACACCTCTCATGTTTGCAGCCATGATGGATCTTGTAGATGTAGTAAAGATGATAGGAAAGATAAAGATAGGAAATAGGACACTCAGATAATTTAACATATAATCAAGCAGTACGTGTATTACTTAGATCGATAAACAGCATAGACCGTTTTATTTTAATAATATTTTTTAATTTATATTTATATATTATAGTAAATATGAATTCAAGAAATAAATTTAGACGAAATACAAATAAACATGGAGGAGGAATCAAAGAAGATAACGAGCTATTTTCTTCTGTTATTAGTGGCCAAAAAGAAAATGTTTTAAATGCTATACGTAAAGGAGCTAATATCGATGCTAGAGATGATGATCAATATACACCTCTTCACCATGCATGTGATAATGGTCATCTTGAAGTAGTCATGGCTCTCATCGAGGTGGGAGCTAATGTCAATGTTAACGGTGGTAGTTATAAAAATACACCTCTTCACTTTGCATGTGATAATGGTCATCTTGAAGTAGCCATGGCTCTCATCGAGAAGGGGGCTGATATCGATGCTAGAGATGATATACAAAATACACCTCTTCACTTAGCATGTTGGAATAGTCATCTTAAAGTAGCCATGGCTCTTATCGATAAGGGGGCTGCTATCGATGCTAGAAATGCTGATAAAAAAACACCTCTTCATCTTGCATTTAGAAATAATGATATTGAATTTATCATGGCTCTCGTCGAGAAGGGTGCTGATATCAATGCTAGTGATGCACGTGAAAATACACCCAGAGGCTTTTTAAATGCGGCTTTTCCACACGAGCTTTCTAGAATGTTGAGATTGAACCGCGAATATTTCATAAATAAAGATCGATTATTACAAGGTTCTAAAAGGAATTTTATAACTACAAAAAATAATTGGAAAATATATTTGGATGATAAAAATGTAGAAGAATTCGAAAATTTAAATGGTAAATATGAAGTAGACTTTGCTGACGGTACAATCTATAAAGGAGACTGGAAAGATAATAAGAAACACGGAAAGGGTAAGAGTACATTTCCTGATGGTGAAGTTTATGAAGGAGATTACAAAGATGGCAAGAAGCATGGAAAGGGTACGATGACATGGGCGGATGGTGATATCTATGAAGGAGATTACAAAGATGACAAGAGGCATGGAAAGGGTAAGATGACATTTCCGGATGGTCAAGTTTATGAAGGAGATCACCAAGATGACAAGAGAAATGGAAAGGGCAAGTTAATATATACTAATGGCAATATCTATGAAGGAGAGTTCAAAGATAACAAGAGAAATGGAGAGGGCAAGTTAATATATGCTAATGGTGGTATATATGAAGGAGAGTTCAAAGATAGCAAGAAGCATGGAAAGGGTACGATGACATTTGCTAATGGTGATATCTATGAAGGAGATTACCAAGATGACAAGAGGCATGGAAAGTGTACCTTTAAATGGGCGAATGGTGATATGTATGAAGGCCCTTGGAACGATAAATTTAGGCATGGAAAAGACGGGAAGATGACATATGCGAATGATAATATCTATGAAGGAGATTGGAAAGATGACAAGATGCATGGAAGATTTAAAGTAACATACAAAAAGAAAGATCCTATTAATGTAGAATATGATGAAAATTATGTAGAAAAAGCTACAGGAGAATTATATAATTTTAAAATGCTATTTGTGGATAACACACTTGATGCAGGTGCAATATTTGATTATTTTAAAGGTAAAATCGAAAACGGTTTCGCAACTGGACAAGCTATTTTTATACCGCCATACAAATCTGAATATAGGGATGCGAAACTTTTAAAATATACAGGCGGTATTTTAAATAATAAAAGAGAAGGAAAAAGTATGTTAAAATATGATAATGAAAACCCGAATAAAGTAACATATAAAAACGATCAACTTATAGAAGGAGAAGACGGAGAGTATTTTTGTGTTACTATAGGTGATAATTATTTTGATAATTTTAACGGTAAAATCGAAAACGGTTTCGCAACTGGAAAAGGAGTTATAACAGCATACATGGCGGACCTTGAAGAATATAACGGTGATATTGTTAACAATAAAAAACATGGAAAGGGAGAGGGTCATTATCAGACCGGTAGTAGATATAATGGTGATTGGGTAGAAAATAAAAGGCATGGAAAGGGTACCTATATATGGGAGAAGGGTTCTATCTATGAAGGAGATTGGAACGACGACAAGAAGCATGGAAAGGGTAAGTTGACATGGGCTAATGGTGTGCATGAAGGAGACTACAAAGATGACAAGATGCATGGTTATGGTGTTTTTAAATTTCAAAAGGACACCGGTCCCTGTCCAGCAGGTTCTACATATGAAGGTTATTGGAAAAATGGCAGGATGGAGACAGAAGGCAATGAAGTTAGTAAATTAACTTGGCCAGCACATGATAGCTCATACCCAGACAAATCAATGCCGTGTGGATTACGTAGTTTTGAAGGTAAATGGATAAATAACATTCCACAAACTCCAAGAGCCGGATATGAAGATATACTAATAGCCATTGAAAACTGGGGTAATTATGTATGGGAAAGTAATCAAGGTAGGATTTTACTAGATCAGGCAGCGGCGAATGCGTATGAAGTACATCAAAAAGGAAGTAAAATGAAACAAAAATTAGATCCGGTATTAAAATATATTGAAGAATTAACACCTGATGTTGACCGGGTAAAAATTCAAGAACTTATTCAACAAGAAGACCCTCAAAAAGTAGAAGATGCAATTTTCACTATGTTTAATGATGTAGGTGATTTAAGCGAGCAACAAACAAGCGAGTTAAGAAGAATATTATATAAAATAAAAACAAGTCAATATATTACAGATAGAAATAGTAAAGAAATTATTATAAAGTGTGTTGTTTATGCTACCAATATTAATATTCACGATCTGAGTTTTATAAAATACTATATAAATATATTTATTGAAGAAAATATACGCGCATATAATGGTCCAAATGGAATTAGCTGTACAGCAGGAATATTCGAAAGATTTTTTACAGTATTACAACAAACTATTAACTTAGCTATACAGACCGGAGATTATACTGGAAATGATCCAGAAAAACAAGAAAGGCTCAAACAATATAATGAAATACTAAACGAATGGGGGTTAAACAAGCCTGATATGAGTGAAATTTTAGCTACATTTAATGGTCAACATGAGAGTATTTTATCAGAATTATTAGAAGGTAAAAAACAACCAGAAAAAGTAAGAAAGGTAATTGAATTTATAAAAGCAAAATATCAAGAAGCACAACAAGATCCAATAAATGTAGAAGCCCATTTGGATGAATATTTACAAACAATATCTATTAACAGAGATGGTTTGTTTGCTGTTCTAGATTCGAATGAAATGTTTGGAGGAAAAAGAAGAAAACATAGAAGAAAAACAAGACGACGTATACAAAAGAAAACAAAACGTATTGTAAAGAAAAAAGCAAAACGTACACACAAAAAGAAATCCAAAAATACAAAAAGTAGACGTTAATTCATAATATTACATTATTTATGTACCTACAATTACATAATTTATATTTATATATTATAGTAAATATGAATTCAAGAAAGAAATTTAGACGAAATACAAAAAAAAATAAAACAAGGAATATGAAACATGGCGGCGGAGAACCTGAAGATCAATTATTTATACATATTGAAAATAATAATATTACTGGAATATTAAATTTAATCTCAGACTCGGAAAATATAGTAATCGATACTATTAATAATGAGGGAAATACACCTCTTCATATAGCATGCAAATATGGTTATATTGAAGTAGTAAATATTCTCATAGAGAATGGTGGCGATATCAATATGGCAAATGGTTATGATAGCGATACCCCACTTCATCTTGCAATTAGTAATAATCATCTTGAAGTAGCCATGGATCTCATCAAGTATAATGCTAATATTAACGCTACAAATAGTGATCAATCTACCCCTCTTCATCTTGCTTGTTTGAATGGTAATATTAAAATAGCCATGGCTCTCATCGAGAAGGGGGCTGTCATCGATGCTATAGATAATAGACAAAATACACCTCTTCATATAGCATGTAACTATGATTATTTTGAAGTAGCCATGGCTCTCATCGAGAAGGGGGCTGCTATCGATGCTATAGATAATAAACAAAATACACCTCTTCATATAGCATGTAACTATGATTATTTTGAAGTAGCCATGGCTCTCATCGAGAAGGGGGCTGCTATCGATGCTAGAAATAGTGATCAAGATACACCTCTTCATCGTGCATGTAATAGAGGTCATATTGAAGTAGCCATGTATCTCATAGAGGATGGTGCTGATATGAATGCTAGGAATAAAAATGGAGATACACCACTACATGAAGCATGTGTTTTTGGTCGTTGGGAATTAGTCAACGACCTTATTGAGGCAGGGGCGAATAAGAATATTAAAAATAATGATGGAAACACACCAAGCGACTTTATAAACGTATCAATTAACAACTCAGCAACGTACGGATATGCATTACCTATAGATAGTTTTCAAGTTACAACCAAATCGTGGAAGGTATATTCACATGACAACAAGCAAGATTTAGAAAATTTAAATGGAAGATATAAAGTAGAATTTCCGGGTGGTGATATCTATAAAGGAGATTGGGCAAATAACATGATGCATGGGAAGGGCAATAAGACATCTAAAAGTGGTGATATTTATCGAGGATGTTGGCAATATAATAAAATGCAGGGAAAGGGCAAGCTGAAATTTTTGGATGGTGATATCTATAAAGGAGATTTTTACAATGGGCTGCACGGAGATGGTACCTATATATGGAATAATGGTGATATCTATGTAGGAGAGTTCAAACATAACAAGATGACTGGAAAGGGAACGATGACATTTGCGAATGGTAATATCTATGAAGGAGATTTCGAAAAGTCCGAACCACATGGAAAGGGTAAATATACATATGCTATTGCTTCGAATTCCTGTCCAGCAGGTTCTACATATGAAGGTTATTGGAAAAATCACAAGATGGAGACAGAAGGCAATGAAGTTAGTAAATTAACTTGGCCAGCACATGATAGCTCATACCCAGACAAATCAACGCCGTGTGGATTACGCAGTTTTGAAGGTAAATGGATAAATGACATTCCACAAACTCAAGGAGCCGGATATGAAGATATACCAATGATCCTTGAAAACTGGGGTAATTATGTATGGCGAAGTCATGAAGGTAGGATTTTACTAGATCGGGCAGCGGCGAATGCGTATGAAGTACATCAAAAAGGAAGTAAAATGAAACAAAAATTAGATCCGGTATTAAAATATATTGAAGAATTAACACTTGATGTTGACCCCGAAAAAACTCAAGAACTTATTCAAGAAGAAGACCCTCAAAAAGTAGAAGATGCAATTTTCACTATGTTTAATGATGTAGGTGATTTAAGCGAGCAACAAAAAGGAGAGTTAGTAATAATATTAAATAAACTAGGTGGAAGTCAATATATTACAGATAGAAATAGTAAAGAAATTATTATAAAGTGTGTTGTTTATGCTACCAATATTAATATTCACGATCTGAGTTTTATAAAATACTATATAAATATATTTATTGAAGAAAATATACGCGCATATAATGGTCCAAATGGAATTAGCTGTACAGCAGGAATATTCGAAAGATTTTTTACAGTATTACAACAAACTATTAACTTAGCTATACAGACCGGAGATTATACTGGAAATGATCCAGAAAAACAAGAAAGGCTCAAACAATATAATGAAATACTAAACGAATGGGGGTTAAACAAGCCTGATATGAGTGAAATTTTAGCTACATTTAATGGTCAACATGAGAGTATTTTATCAGAATTATTAGAAGGTAAAAAACAACCAGAAAAAGTAAGAAAGGTAATTGAATTTATAAAAGCAGAATATTTACAAGCAGGACAAGAAGCAAGAGATGTAGATGTAGAAGGCGATTTGGATGAATATTTACAAACAATATCTATTAACAGAGATGGTTTGTTTGCTGTTCCAGATTCGAATGCAATGTTTGGAGGAAAAAGAAGAAAAAATAAAAGGAAAACAAGAAGACGTATACAAAAGAAAATCAAAAATACAAAAAGAAGACGTTAAAATGGGGAAAAAATTGAATGACGTTTATGATTATAATGATATAAGCATAAATATGTTGGTCTTTATTATTCTGGTTACACTTATTCTAGATGTTATTAGTTTTCATTTACACATGAATACAAAATCGCAAATTACCCAATATGAGTATGAAATACCCAAATGGGCAGAACAAAGATTTAAAAAAAATAAGCTACCAAATTTCAGTGAATACAACAATAAAATAAAAAAACCACAACCCAAAAATAATTATATTTCTGAAGAAGAAGCACAATATAATGCTATCATGGTGTGTAAGCTACCATTTGGTCTATTACAAAAAAGAACATAAAGTTATCAATAATATTTTTCTAATAACAATTTAAATTTTTCATTTTCTTCTTTTTTTTTTATTTCTATTTTCAATTTTTTCAAATTGTCATAATGCTTTTTATCTTCAAAAATTTTACCAATTGTGTTTTCATATCTCATACTAGGATCTAGTTGTTGTTGAAGTTGTTTATATAATAAAATATCTATTTTGTGTTGCTTTATAATAATATTATGATAATTTGGATTAATATTTGTCAAATCCAGATCCATAATACCTTTATATCCGTCTATTTTATTCATTTTATAATAAATATATATTTATTATAAATATTCAATTTTAGAAATTAATCTTTATATATAATATAATGAAAAGACCAGTTAGAAATCCACGTACAGGAACATATAGAATGAAAGATGAAAACGGTAAATATAAGGAATATAAAGAATTATTTGGTTCTCGTGAACAAGTTTGGAATGGAAATGCATATAAAACAAAATATGGTTTAACAAAAACAGGATTGGTTATGAACAAGCGCGGACGCATTGTTTCAGCTGATAAATATAAAACAGCAAAAAAAGAAATGCGTTTAAAACAATACGGATATAGTGCTAAAAAAGGAAAATTTGGTTATGTAAAAACAAAAAAGAATAAAGAAATTAAAAATAAGTCGAAAAAAAATAAATCAATGAAAAATAAAGAATATTAAGGCAATAATAAAATATTATAATATATTATATGGAACAATTGAATGTATTTTTTGATTTGTTGTTTTTAAAAACTTCAAGCACTTCATTTGTGAAGTCACTTGTTTATAATGGTGATATATTATTATTAAAAGAAGAGAGTGAAATAAAAAAAGATAGTGAAATAAAAAAAATCTTGAAAGTTTTCAAAAGTTTGAAGTTCGTAAAAAATCCAGTTGCAGAAAAAGATAGTGAAATAAAATTAACCTTATATGAGCAATTCTATGATTTACATACCTGGACACAAATGAAGTGGAACTTTATTGAGAATCATTTTATAAATTATACAAACAAACCCTTGAAAAGTGGATTACAATACGGTTTCATGAAACTCGAGAAAAATACAACCTGCAATCTCAAGTATAATGAACCATGTGCTTTATTTACTGTAATCAATACAGATGACCATAAAGATATAATTAAGGCTTATATACTAAAAGTCATTCGGAAATTAAGGTTTCTTATTGAGAATTTACATTTTATTGACAAGTCTGGTAACGTGCTTAATAAAACCGAGCGAAAAGAAGATCAAACAGTAAATATATTGATCAAGAAAAAATATTGGGAACCATTATATGACCTTTTATTTGAATCGTTTGAACATACCAGAAACGTAAGGAGGACAGAGGACAGAAAGATGACATCAATTGAGGAGAAAAAAAATATAACAAAATTTGCTTATATGTTACATTCGATGAGTTTAAAAGGAGGCTCACTTACAGCCAAAGAAAAGATGCAGTATATAAAAGAAATGGATTATAACAAGAAGGTTGCATTAAATGTTTTTAACACTGAGCAATTTGGATTATATCAAAAACCTAATTTTATTGATGAGGCTATTGAAACATTTAATTTCTTAGACCCATATCGAGGCGGTAATAAAAAGAAGAAAAATAGGAAAACAAGAAAGAAGTCGCAAAACAAAAGAAGAAAGAGTAAATTAAAAAAAACTAAAAAAGAATAAAAAAGCATTAAAAGAAGAATAATTTCTTTCTTTAGTATATAATGACTGATTGCAAAAAAACGGTTGGATCTAAAGCCGAAGTATGGCATGGTACTGCCAAACATACTTCTGGAAAACTTACAAAGAAAAATCTTATGAAGAATAAACATGGTCGAATTGTTTCCAAGAGAAAGCATGCACTTGGAAAATCCAAGGGTATCAAAATCCTTAGAAATGCAGGATACACAGCTAAGAAGGGCATATTCAAAGCCTTTAAGAAGAGTGATGCCAAAAAATCGCTAAAAAATAAATCTACGAAAAGCAGAAAATAATTTATTTAAATTTAGAGAAATCAAATAGACATTTACTTGGTACTTCTTTTTCTTCTTTAATATCTTGGTTAGGTTCAAATGTCCATAACCAAGATTTATCATTTTCCCAATCCAGAGACATGTTAATATATTTAGCAGTTGTTGTTGTTCGTATTCTATAATTACATTTTTTGTAAAAACGTTTACGTTGTTTAAACTGATTTTGGAAACAATCATGACCATCTACTATATCTACAATAATAGGATTTTCATGTTTCATTCTTAATATTCTACCTACAGATTGTGTTATATCTGTTTTAGGCGTTGCCATTACCAATCGACTAAGCGTTTTAATATCCAATGCTTCTGCTGCCATTGCATATGTTGCAATAACTATTTTTTTTGTTTCGGTTTCTTGTAATGCTTTTTGTTTCATTCCGCCAATATAATAACCTACGGTATCTAATTTTAAATGTTCTATTTTATCATGAATATATTTTAACAAATTCTTATTATGTGCCAAAACCATAATCTGACCATCTGGATTTTCTTGTAATAAATCTCCAATAACACGAACAATAAAATCACTACGTGGACCATAATCACATAATTTTGATATCATTGTGCTGTATTTTGTTTGACCTCGATAATCTGTTGCTACTTCATTAAATTCAGTATCATTTGTTTTAAATTCTATTGCTCGTACACAAACCACTTCTTCACTTTTTCTTTCTTCACTATATATTTTAGGTCCAATAAACATATACAAAAGTTTTGTTAATTTATCTTTACGTTCTACTGTTGCACTAATTCCCAACATATATGGACTAATTGTTTTTAATAATGTTCGTGAAAATTCTTCACTTCCGATACGATGTACTTCATCAATAATAGTCAATCCAAAATTTGCATATACTTCTGGTGCAAATTCTTTATTATACATTGTTTGTATCATACCAATAACAATATCTTTGTCTTCAATATCACATACATTTGCTTGTATTTTTCCTACGCGGGTGGATGGGTCTAAAAATTCTTCAATGCGCTCAATCCATTGGTTCATTAAAAACTCTTTATGAACCAAAATGAGTGTTTTTTTCTTTAAAAGAGATATTATTTTTAATGCTATAACCGTTTTACCACGTCCACATGGCACCTCTAATATACCACCTTTATTATAATCGTCTTTAGTAACGTGTTTTAAATAAACATCAATTATATTTTCTTGATAATCACGCAATGGTTTTACAAAATCTATATTAATATCCATCCCTTGAGGTAATTCAATTTTGCTTGGTATACCATATTTTTGCAATCCATAAAAACGTGGTATATATATTTTCTTTTCATTTTCTCTATAAACTGGGAATGGATGTACTTTTACCATGCCATAATTTTGTCCAGATATTTCTGGTTTTAAATATAAATCTTTTTTTAATTTTTCTATTTCTTCTTCATCTAATTGTGATTTTAATAATGTATAGCCTTTTCTTCCAATATACTTTGATACGTCCATTTGATAATAATAATATATTCTTTTTATTTTATTTCAATTTTAATATACACGTTATAACATGATTTACTGTTAGAAATTATTGATACTTTGTAAATATTCAATGGTGTAAATGTCCAAATATGTAAAATATATTAATTCAAATTTTTAATTTTGTTTCTAAGTATATACAATATGCGTGTTTCGGTATTGTTGTTATTTTTAACTAACCTAATTCGAACATATTCACAAGATTGTGTATGTACAACAGTACCTTGTCCTATTGTAGGTGAAAATGATATAGTTATGGGAAATGGAGCTGCCAAAATGTCCTATATATATGAAGAACATAATGGATACCCGGTTGTAGTTTTTGCGCAAGGAACTTTAGCACCAAATTCATTAACACATGGAAGTGATACAACATCATGTACACGCAGTTATGCACGAATGTTAGAAGATGATGGCGATGACAATTGTGACGCAGGACATATATTAGCAAACCATATGGGCGGCTATGGAAATCAACCTCTAAATATATTCCCACAAAATTCCACTATTAACAAAGGACAATATAATCAATTTGAGGGGAAAATATACGACTGTATGTTAAATGCAACATTAGGGTTTTTACAATGGCAATTTATATATAAATCATTGGAAAATACACAGCCATATAAAGTCACATATTACGCGACTTTCCAAAATTCAGATTGTCAACCATTATATAGTGAATTTACAAACTGATTATTTATATTCATTCCAATTGTTACAATGAAGACAATATTTACTTTTATAAAAACCATACACATTGATTAAATTTGTTTTACAATCCGTACAAAAAAACTCTCCGCATATGCAACATAATTTTTCATTATTACATGTATCATATTTATTACATCTTTTGCATAATTTTAGAAAATCAGTAATATATCGCAAAACATATTCATCAATCATAATATATAATATAGATTTTATTATATATTTATTACATCTTGTTAGTATGTTAGAATTGTCGCCAATTTAGAAAAATTGATTATTATTTTGTATTTTTATGAGTTTGCATAATATATTTCAAAATGATTAAAGAAATCGAATTAACGAACGAAGATAATTTCATCAAATGTTTCGATCATTTATATCAGGACATAACTAGTGAATATAATTTAGGTGATACAATGGAAAAAATAAATGTTCAGCGAGAAGCAAAGCGAATTGATAATTTATTCTCATGTTGTTTTAATACGGATTTTGTTTATTCAAAGTATACGCTTCTTGAAAATGCTATATATGAGTTACTATATGTAAATCATATAGAAATAAGTAAAACAAAAGATACAAATATAGAATTCATACTTGCGAAGTCACACAATGAAACAATTGTTGAAAACAGCTTTGGAATACATCAAGATACGGGTAGTAAAGTTAAAGGCAATAGTTACACAATGATTATATATTTACATACAGACTGTCAAGAGGGTGAATTGATATTTTATGAAAAAAGACCATCAGGTGATTTCGAAAAAACGATAACGGTGGATCCAAATACAAGATTATCTTCAACTACCAAGGTCGTTATATTCGATGGTGAAATATTTCATAAACCCGAGCCTTTCTATAATGGACAAAGATGTGCGATTGTATGTCAAGTAAGTAAATAGAAATCTTTACTATATCATTCAGTAGAAACAATTCTCGGGGTTCTAATTATACGTAAAATATGTATGAAGAACTATATACTAAAAATAATACTCCGATTTCAACGCAAAAGTAATTGAATTATATATTTATATATAAATATATATATATAAATGGTTAAGTTATTTAGACAGAAAAACGTTAAAAAAAACGTTAGTAAAAAGTTGAAACGGAACATTCGTGGTGGAGATAAAAAAAGTGATGCTGCTAAAACAATACAGCGGAAAGTTAGAAAGACCCACAGCAAAAAGAATAAGAGTGCTAAAAAAATACAATCATTTGCTCGCGGGGTTAAAGACAGAAGAACTATTAAAGCACAATACCCTGAATTTAAGCAGATGTTAAATGATGCTGTAAATAGAGTAAAGGATAGGCAATGTGGTATATGTTTTGAATCAATCAAACCAGGAGAGATTGTAAAGAAATGTCCCAACCTTCATAAATTTCACACAGACTGTATATCAGGATGGTGTTCATCACCATATAGCGATGGAAGAGTAAGTCAGGCAGATCGTACTATTTGGAATGCGAGGTGCCCTCAATGTAGGGATTTTATGAATTGTCCTGGAAGTATAGATGATAATTTGTCTAGACAAAGACAAAATAGAGCCCTCCACGAAGCCGAGCAATTTCAAGAATTTCAACAACGAGAACTGGCGGCTCAAAATAGGGCACAACCAGCAAGGGTGGAGCAACGACTTGCCGGACAGCAAGATGTACAACATGTTCTCGATGCGATTAATGCTGCGGAAGCTGATATAATCGCTAATATTGCGGAGGATATACCCGAGTATAACCGGTTAACACGTCCTAGATGTATGCGTTATATTGAGGTTGAGTTAGAAGACTATATTTCAATAACCTATTATATTGAACTTGATACATATATTAACAGTCGTCCTGTTAGAATTGCGAAAAATGCAGCTAAAGTCCGTATAGTGAATGCAATCGCGGAATACTGTGTAAGAAATATCCTTATTCCGCAAATGCAACGTGAGTTCGATACAGCAGCACAAGGTCAATCAATAGAAGAAATACGAGTTGGACCCACCATTTACGTACATCAAAGGCTTGAGATATATAGGAGAAATGTGTCTATAGGTGTTGAACGATGGTGGCACCTACGGAATCAAGAAATGTTAGAAGTCGCAATCAGTGTTTTTAAGGATATGTTTGGAAATACTGTAGTACTTCCTAACGAAAGGGCTAGGTATAGACCTGAAAATGTTCGACAAATAGGAGATTTTAACTTCGGTGACGTTGACAATATGTTTCTGTATAATTTATTAAATATTAATGAAGATGATGTAGAGGCCGACGAGGACGTGGATGATTTGATAGATTCTTTTGAAAGAAACAATAATGATGGTAGTTATGATATGAATTATAGAGAATTGTTTGATGATGAGGAAGAAATAATTATATACAATGGTCAACAAGGAACTGAGGCTGAAAGACGGGAGATTATCGATAATATAGGAACACGTATACTTAAATCGAATGGTAGGGGTGAATATGGTTCATATATCGACATGAATAATGATCTTGGAGTAAATGTTTATATTTGTACAGATAGACATGATGCAACAACATTGATTGATAGAATATGGGCAATTTATGGTCCAGGTGGTGTATACTCCGCTAATAATGGGAGAGCACTTTTACGAAGTCGCGAAGAAGTAAACAATTCTAGCAGAAGGATATAAATAATTAATTTGTCATTTTTTGATTTATACATGAATATTAAGTTACGATTGAAAAAAATTAGTTAATTATACATATTTTACGTATAATTAAAAATATTTTTTCATAAATTCGTCAAAAACCATAATTGGTATGTTATGTTTTTTGGCTTCTTCTATTTTGCTTGATGTTTCTCCTTCATTTTTTATCAATACAATATATGTTTTTTTATTTACACTTGATCCTAATTTAGCTCCCACGTTTTTCAATATTTCTTCTAATGATTTATCTCTAAATCCAGTAATTACAACTGATTTTTCAAATAATTCATGAGAACCATCAATTTTAATTGTTTCTACTGATTGATCCAATTTATATTCTAACTGACAATCTTTCATAAATGCTTTGAATTCTTGAATATGACTTACAAATGCTTCTGCTGTCTTTTTTTCTATTCCTTTAATATTTTGTATTTTTATTATATCCGGTCGATCAACAACTAGTACATCAGAATAATCATTCATAATCAATTCTATTTTTTTGTCACTAAATCCACGACCGAAAACATTAGATGCAGCCGCAATCTTAGTTATTGGTGCACTATTTATTTTTGATTGAATACTATTATATACTTTTTCCGCCATTTTTTGTTTAAATCCTTCTATTGTCATAAAATCATCCAATGTCATGTGTATTATTTTACATATACTATTAAATCCACCTTTTACTATTTTTGCGACATTTCCTGCACCTAATCCATCTACATCTAAACTCTTGAAAAATCCAGAAATATTTTTCTCCAATACAGTTATATTTGATGTTTTATCTTTTAACATAATATCCACATGCGTCTCATTCCATATATATTCTAATTCAGGCATTTTTGCTTTTTCAGCGGGTACTGTAATTGATTTAATATATGGAATAACGTCTCCAGAACGCACCAACATAATAATTGCACCAATACCAATTTTATTTGTTTCAATAAATGATCCATTAAATCCTGTAACATATGTAATTGTTACACCACCTAAACGAACGGGTACAATTTGAACACGAGGTTTCAAATAACCATCTTTTGATGGTGACCATAATACATCTACAACATGAGCTTCAGCAATTTGATCTGACAATACCATTTTAAAAGCAAATGCATGTTTTGGATTTCCACTAATACGCGGATATATTTTATCATCACTTACAATAATACCATCAATCTCATAATCATAAGAACGTCGCAAATCTTGTAAAATATCCGACAACATAGTATTTGATAATTCATTTACTAATCTATTTTGTACTGTTAATACATTCATTTGTTGTAACAGTTGCATTTGATCAGATGGTCTTATACCATTTTTTTGATTAGGATATTTTATTAATTCGTATGCAATAAAATCAATATCATTCATTTTTTCATCTTTTGTCTTTTGGTTGACTATTCCCGCAACTAAATTACGAGGATTTGCAAATTTTTCTTTATATTTTTCGTCAAATTTTTGTTTTGGTATTATAAATTCTCCTCTTAATACGACATCTTTAATATCAGGTAATTGCAAATATGGTATTAAATGACTAACATCCTGACCTACTTTACCATCACCACGAGTATATAATTTTTTTTCGTTGTTTTCTGTTGTATACAAACCACTTACACCATCTAATTTACATGATAATACATAAGGTCCATTGTATTTTGTTGACCATGTTTCCAATATTCCAGTATCGGGTTTTATTTTATCCATAGACCACATTTCATAAGGTAATCGCACTTTATTTTTAACAAATGCTGATCCAACTTCTTGCAATGATTTATTTTTAGGATATTTTTTCTCTATAAATTCATGCATAATATCATATTCATTATCTGTCATTATTGATTGACCTATACAATGAAATGCATTGTTTGCAGTATCCAACATATTTGATAATTCTTTTTCCTTTAGTCCTTCGAGAACCTTGATACCATTTTTTTTAAAAAAATCAATGTTTTTTTTACTTTCATCTTGTTTTTTACATGTTTTGTTTTTTTTAGTTATTTGAATTGTTTCTTTTGGTGTAATTTCAGGTACTTTTTGTGATGAACCAAGTTCTCGAATAATCGGATCGTTTCTTTCAAAAGGAGTTTTATATTCCATTTTCAAAAAATCAAATATTTCCTTTTCGTCTTTAAAAACCCTTGATAATTTATCTCCTTTCTTTCTTCCTTCCATTTTAGAAAATCCATGTTCATTTAAAGTGTATCCCATTTTTAATGCACGTTCTCTCATTGCTGTATTAAATTCTTTACTTCCAGTAAAATATAAAGTGGCAAATGGATATTCTTCTTTTGAAGTATACAAAAAATCAACACGGCGAGCATATTGAGAACTTGGTAATTTAGTAATAACTAAACATTTACTAGGACCTCGAGACAATATTTCAACAATGACATTTTTTTCAACAAGTATATCAATAAATTTTTTGAATGTTTCTGATGTATCTGATGTAATAATCGCATCAATATCACCAGAGTTCTCCGCTCCTCTACGATAACTACCAACAATTTCCATTGTACCGTGTTGTTCATCAAAATGATCAATAAATATCTTATGATATTCATCTATTTCACTTCTTGGAATTCTTTTAAGAATATCATTATAATATTTTAAACCGATTTGTTGTTTATCGTTGAGAACCTCGGTTTTTTTCTTTTCTAAATCTTCTAAAGAAACAAACCCTTTTTCAACTAGATCTTCTGCCTTCTTTTCACCTACCCCATAAATATCTATAAATACACTAATTGCTTTTCTTTTTTTTATTAGGTTCTCTTCTCTTTGTAAAATACTTAAGGTTCCAGTATTTTTATATTCAACTAGTTTTTCAAAAATAGTATTACCTATACCCGGTTTGCCTTTTAATTGTTGAGGATCAATAATATTATCTTTAAAAGAAGTAATAGTATCTTTTGCATTATTATAAGCCTTAGCTCTTATAAAGTCTTTCTTTTGTCTCATAATGAAAGCTAAATCTTCCATAAGTTCAATATAAAATTCATTTAATCGTGTTGTATTCGGTTCAATAATAGACATTTGTATATTATTTTCAGTGTATTTTTCTAAATCTTTATTTTTCAATGTTTTATCTTTAGATTTTCTTTTTTTTATAATAATTTTAACTGTTTCATTTTTTTTATAAGTGCCGGTTTGTTCTTTTTTTGGACTAGGTTCTCTATTTTTATGTGTTTTTATATTTTTAGGGGTTTTATGTTCCATATATATTATAACTATAATTGAATAAAAAATCTAAGATTAAATTATAATGGTTAACTTTCTTAAATTGAATTTATCTACTTTAGAAATTGTTCTTTCTTTATTAATTGTTTTATATTTGGTATTTCAAATGAAAACACCATTAAATATTGCTAATTTGATTAATCATCCTATGGGTATGTTGGTTATTGTTGTACTTACAATCTATTTATTTTTAAATGTACATCCTATTTTAGGTATATTATTGCTAATTTCTGCTTATGAATTGATCCGAAGAAGTTCATCTAAAAAAGTAAAATATGTTAGTTTTGAAGAACCTACCCAAAGTAAAAAAGACACCGATATGCAAAAAATGAACCCTCCTAAAAATAATTCATTAGAGGAAGATGTTATTAGTAAAATGGGACCAATCAAAAAATCCACTCAATATACAAATTCATCATATAAACCTGTCAGTCAAGACATTCATTCCGCTCTTGTTCTAAAGTAAAAACATATTTATAAATAAATAATTATGTTTTGCAGATTATAGCCTTAAAGAATTGTTTATAACAAATTAAATATCTAAACATATAAACGTATTCCATCTATATTTATTACGTTCTTTTTTAAATATAGATAGATAATCTATATCATTAGTTTCTTTATAGAAACTATTACAATTAAAATATCCTTCACCTGTTTTTATGTTTCCTGGATAAATATTTGGAAAAATATGATAAGTAATAATTTTTTTTAATAATTCTTCTTTATCATTATCATTGACAAAATATAATCTATTATCATTGTTTTTTAAATGTTCTATTGTATAATGTGAACCGCAATTTACAGGATAATTATCATTTAAAAAAATTTTATTTATTTTTTTTTCAATACATTGTAATAACCTTAAATAAGTGTTCTGATGACAATCAAAAAAACAAAGTATATCATCAGAATTATAATTACTAACATCTATTTTTTCAAAATCTATAAAATTTTTTCCTAAAAAATATGATGTATTAATACTTTTATCTTTATATCCAGTGGGAGAAATATTTCTTGGATCTAAACATATAATTTTACAATCTGGTAAAGTTTTTCGAATTAATAGAGTTGAAATGCCATTCCATACTCCAGATTCTATTACTATTTTTGGCTGGTATTTATTCAAAATAAACCAAAATGAGAATAAATCAGGTGCTGCCATTCCACCATTATTATTATCAAAATAAGAAGAATAAATATTATCCATAAACATTTTCAAATCATTTTCAGTATAATCCATTATATTTTAATGGATTATAAAGTATTTTCAATTTAAACGTTTTATATCTTCATTTGTAGAAAATCCAAATAAAAAATATTTTCGTAATTCTTTATTCAAGTTATTATCGTAATCAAAAAATGTTTGATTGTTAATAAAATAACAACAATTACTTTCTCTTCTAATAGAAGATGATATGCCAACTATTCCCATATATAATCGTTTTACATCTATAAATTTATATGAATATTTTCTAACAGCATTGAAAGCAATTATATCATCATATTCAGATAAAGACAAATTATAATATGCACATAAAATTGCAATACATATATCTTTTATCGATATATAATCATAATATAATTTGAACTTTTTTACAAATTCACTTAATTTTACAAATTCTTCATCTTTATAACAAATATTCAAATATGTCTCACCTAATATATAATTTTTTTCTTTTATCATTCCATGTTTATTCATAAATTTTATATCATGTATATACCATTTAAAATATTGATAAACAATAACATCATTAATTCTTTTTAATAATGTTATAATTGTCATTAATTAATTAATAACTATATTTTTTAATACCATTTAAAATAACTTGAATATAATTGTTCCTCGTCAGCACCCCATTCATTCAATGCTTCATCCGGTATAATTGTTAATACTTCATTCGATTTTTTGTAAACAGATACAATTCCAATACCAATTAATGTAATTAAGAAGAACATACCACTTGTTGATAAATTTGTATTATCCGTATCCGCATTGTTTTTATTTAAACTTCCTAGTATTAATCCTATACCTAAAATAAATAAAACTACGGTTACCACCTTTTCTATTGTAACAACCATTTGAATTGTTTCTTCAGGATTGGATCCTGGAGAAAATGCAAACGCAAATAAACCCATTTTATAAATAGGACCAATAATGAAATATAAAAATGTCATCCATAAAAGCAAAAATACAAAATAATAAGCAATCATGAAATTTTCTTTTGATTTATCAAATTGTGTTCGTGCACGAATGTTGTACATAGGAATATCTTCCGACTCAACCGGCACATTATCGCATTCCATCCAACTTGCTCCAGATGCTTCTAATATTGGATTTCCTTCATCGTCTTCCATTCCTATACCATTTTCTCCTAATCGTTGTATTACATCAAAACCCTCTATTGCATTCATTTCTTTGAAAGTGCTTCTAACTTTGATGGGTTCAATAAATTTTACATCTATTACATTATCAGTTTCTTTATAAATACAATTTGTATCTTGAGGTAATACATTATTTAATGTGATATTTGAATTCAACGTTTTAATAATTTTATCAATATCGTTTGATCTAGCTTCAGTATCACTAACTAAAGGAAAATGGATTCGCATGTTTTTTTCATAATTTGTAATAGGTATATGTTCAATTACAAGTTCTCCACTATTTTCTGTTTTTGGTAAAATATGCATACTTTTTGAATTAAAAGTACTTATTTTATCATTATTTACTAAAATGACATTAGGTGTATTTTCCTTTCCTTTAAAAGTATAATGATAACCATTATTTGTATTTAAATGAACCGCTAAATTGTCATAATAATTATATTTTAAATCTTTTGTATTATCAATATCGGCCATATATGTTATAATTAGAAAACAATTCTTACAATATTTATGCAAGTCTAAATTTACAACTCAATATATAATTCGATATATATTTTACACCTTTGTACAATTAAAATGGTATATAACTAAAAGTATTGTTTTCATATACTGTTACATTAAATACATCTTTATACCCTTCGACATAAACATTACTACCATCTTGTATTTGATCACATCCATATTCGGATGTTCCACTCTTACCGTTTACAAGAATGGGTAATTTTGTATTAAATGTTCCTGTATTTGAAATTGTATAATATTGCCATTTATCTCTTCCACTCATATGGCGTCTTCCCATTAAAGGTAATATTAATTTATCATCGCTATTTGGACTAGTTAAAATACCCATTTGACTATATTGTGTTGATAATCCACGAGTTTCAATATTCACTGGTACTTGAATAGGTGGATGACCACGAATGTCTCCTGAATCACTTCTAAAATAAAATCCATCTTCTTTTAATGGTGGAGCATATGGATCATTGAATACATCATTTTTTGCTGATATACCACCTAAATGACCGGGTGTCATTGTAACACGTTGAATTTCACGATTTACTACAGGACGCGATGTTTGGGCATAAACAATATAACAAACTATAGATACAATTACTAATAATACACCTAATGTCAAATTTTCAATACAAATTACACCTGGTAAACACTTTTTTGGCATAGTTATATATTAAATATATATAAATATATTTAGAAAGCTTCTAACGACGTGAAGAAATCTTCTGCACTACTTGTTTCAACGCCCTTGAAATGGTCAGCTATGTTTGGAAAATTCTTAAATTTACATTTATAACATCTTTTTTGTTCACTATGTGGATATCGGAAAATATGAAATCCATAATTTTCATAAATAAAACAATCTAATTTGTCTCTTTGTCTAACCACCATATCATGTAGTTGTTCTACTTCACATACATCAAACATTTCTGGCGATGCGAACCATAATATTACCCTCATTGGTAAATACATTATTTCAAAAATGATATCCAATAAATACCAGAAAAAACAACTTTTGAAACTTGTTATTTTTTCAATAACACAAGCAGTTGTACTAACAAACCATTCACATATTTTCTTTACATATCCGAAAAATGAGAAGATAATACCAAAAAATACTAAAATGTACGTTAACCCGGTCCAGGTCATCCAAGATTTTGACAAGTCTGATAACTCTTTTGAAATATAATTCGCTATTCTATGAAACATCCCGGCTTGTTGCCCTGCAGCTTCTTGACCCATTTCTACACTTGTTGCTGTGGCTTGTATAGGATAATCGTCAGCTTGGTCAATTAAATCCTGTCCTTCATCTGCTATAAATTCAGATGCACTTGCTGCTCTTTCAATACCCGCGCGCACATTATCTGCTGCTTCACGAGAAGTTGCTATTGCGGCTTTTGTACCTTCTCCGGTTGAATAAAATGTTGCATTTTTTACCATATTCATCATTCTCATAACTATATTAACTGGTTTTGGTGGTACCAATACTTCTGCTGCGATTAAATCTGGTGGAATAATAAATGGTGGTGGCATAATAAATATATCTAATATAACATGATATATTTATTTTTTTACTTTGACAATACGAGTGGTAAATGTTGCCAATCTATAACCAAATATAGTAAAATTAGTTTTATTAAAAATTCTTAACGACTTCATTTACTTAAAATATAATTATATTATTTTCTATTATTTTATTTTTTCTTTTTTTTATATTTTCTTTTTTTTTGTAGTATTAAATTGATCCATGAATTTCTCAGCTTGTGTCAACATTGGCTCAAGTTTATTCATTTTATTAATTAAATCTCTTTGTTGTTTTATAACTTGCATAGCCTCTTTTTGTAAAGGATTTTTTGCAACACTACTTGTTGATGCGGGTTTAATATTATTATCTTCTACTTTAAATCCCACTTTTTTATTTTTCATTCCTTGTTTTCCTTTAAAACTAGACTTTTTATTTTTCATTCCTTCTTTTCCTCTAAAACCTTCTTCTTCTTCTTCGTCTTCGTCTTCTTCTTCTTCTTCTTTATCATCATCCACAATATAATCTGTCATTTTTTCAAAAACAATTTGCTCTTGTTCAGATAAATCTTTTAATGGCTCCTTATCACCATTACGGATCGCTTTCATATATTCTCTTTCATTTTCTCCTAAATTTCCAACTTGTTCTTTTATAATTTCTTCGGTTTCGTCTTCAAATCCTTCTTTATTATTAATATTTTTTCCATATCTTATCAAATTAGTAACAACCATTGCAATTGTTAAAATAACAATCATATTTTTTGTGAAAAATGATGTAACAACACCCACTAAAATATAAATTATCACATATATAAGTTCTCCCAAATACGCGAATAATAATAAATCACAAATTGATAAAATTAAAATGAAATATAATAAATATTTGCTATGTAAAAAATTTAAATTCGACTTTTTTAAATAATCTTGACCCTTTTTAATACTTTTTCCTAAGTTAAACTTTGCTTTTGCCATATATATATATTTATAATATTTTAATTATTACTTTTTTTTTAATGCGTTTAAATTGATTAAATATTTTTGAAAACAACTTAAATCTTTGAATGATTATTTATGTATAATAAATTTTCGGACGCTATATTACTTTAGTTAAAAAAATGTCGCATACTACTGAAGAACCTTTATTACAAGAAACCACTGATCGTTACACCATGTTTCCCGTTAAATATGATGATGTATATCAAATTTATAAAAGACAAATTGATTGTTTTTGGAGAACCGAAGAAGTTGATTTATCCAAAGATTTAAATGACTGGGCTTCATTAAACGATGACGAAAAATATTTCATAAGTATGATATTGGCATTTTTTGCTGCGTCTGATGGAATTGTTATGGAAAACTTAAATGTGAATTTCTGCAATGAAGTTCAAGTCGCGGAAGCGCGTGCATTTTACAGTTTTCAAGCAGCAATGGAATCGATCCATTCCGAGATGTATTCTATTTTGATCGATACGTATATTCGTGATAATGAAAAAAAAAGCAAATTATTTAAATCATTAGATAACTTTCCTTGTATTGCCAAAAAAGCTCAATGGGCTCAAAAATGGATGGGAGATAAACGATCTTCGTTTGCGTCTCGTCTTATTGCATTTGCATGTGTGGAGGGTATATTTTTTAGTAGTAGTTTTGCGTCCATATATTGGATTAAAAAAAGAGGTTTAATGCCCGGACTTACTTTGTCCAATGAATTTATATCACGTGATGAAGCTTTACATACTGAATTTGCAATATTATTATATAGTAAATTAAATAAAAAAGTAAATAAAAAACGTGTAATGGAGATTATCAAAGAAGCAACTGAAATTGAAAAAGAATTCATTACTGATGCTTTACCATGTAGATTAATTGGTATGAATGCTAAATTGATGAGTCAATATATTGAATTTGTGGCGGATCGTTTATCTCTTCAATTAGGTTACGACAAAATCTATGAAAGTTCTAATCCATTTGATTTTATGGAGTTGATTAGTGTTGAAGGTAAAACCAACTTCTTTGAACGAATCGTTTCTGATTATGCGCTTGCTGATAAAACAAAAACAGATGATATTTTTGATATGAATGCCGTTTTTTAAATAATATTTAATAATATAAAATATTATTTACTTAGAGTACATTTCCATTGGAACAAAACAAAATAATAGTACACCAACTATAAACCATATTGCAAAACTACTAATAATTTCACTATAACTATCCATTGCCCTTAAAGGATGTATTAGATAATAATACAACACTGGAATGACTGTTGCAATAGACATAATCAAAATACTTCGCGAATATGAATATAATCGGTTTTCTTTAACAAAAAACAATGATACTAGCTCTAAAGGTAAAGTTACTAAAATGCCCGCCAATAAAGGATTACTATAGTTCGCCAAATAAGTTGCTCCGGATAGTATAATACCACCTATAATAAATCTTTCTATTAATTCATAAAATATTTGTTTTTGCATCTATATATTTATATAATATTAAATACGTTTAGTAATATATTCTTCGGCCATTGTATAAATAATTTTTATTCCTTTTATTTGATATTCTAATATTTTACTTATATGAAATAGCCTAACAAATTGCAAACGTTCATTAATTTGTTTTATTGTTATTCTTCTACCTTGATCAACCGGTGTATTTGTATCATCTGGTGGGTCGTCTTCATTGATTTTCTTGTAATATTTGAATTTCCATTCTTTTGCTTCATCAATTAAATCTTCTTTTACATCTTTGTCTGGTTCATTTTTTGCCATTTTTTCATATGTTCTACTTTTTTCCAACATTTCTTTTGGATCTGTTATTTTTTTTGGCATTATGCTTTTATTTCGATAATTATAAATCTTCATTAATTTTTCTTTTAAAGGATTTGTTAAACTATTGTTTTTTAAATTATCAACTGTTTTAGTTGGTATATATTTACCCCCTGTTAGCTTTACCAATTCATTGTCATGTTTTTTTAACACTGTTATTATTTTATCAATATTTTTATCAATACTGTAGTTTGGATTTTGTACTATTTCTTGTTTTTTATAATCTTCATCGTATATACTAAAAAGGATTTCATGATCATTTGTTATTTTAAAAATATCTGCCAACATCATCATTCTATCCGTTTCTGGTATTCCTTCTACATTTTTTATTTGACCTGGCATCATTACATCGGTACCATTATAATCCATCGGTAATGATTCTTTATTTTGTATTCCTTCTTTTATTTTTGAACCATTCAACCATGCTATTATTAAAATTATTATTAATATACATATGTACACTTGTTTCTTCATATATATATACACGCCAAAATTTTTTTTAAAGAATATAAAGATTTATATTCAATATTATTTAATGTGTGGAATATTTGCATTGCTAAATAATATTCATTCTAATAAACATATTAATTATAATTATATTAATAATGAATTTATGAAAGGGAAATCTAGAGGTCCTGAACATTCTATATTAGAAAATGTTTCTATTGATCTTTTATTTGGATTTCATAGATTAGCAATTAATGGACTTAACACTGCGTCCAATCAACCTATAAAAATTAATAATATTATATTAATCTGTAATGGCGAAATTTACAATTATAAAGAACTATATAAATTATTAGATATTGTTCCTAGTACCGGGTCCGACTGTGAAGTCATTATTCATTTGTATGAAAAATTCGGTATTGAATACACTTTACAATTATTAGACGGGGTTTTTGCATTTATTTTACTCGATAATGATGACGAAAATACAAATTTATATGTCGCTAGAGATCCATATGGGGTAAGACCTTTATATATGGTTCAAAGTATTGATAAAACAAAAGTTATTGCCTTTTCTTCAGAAATGAAATGTCTGCAAGAATTGTCCAAATTATACGGAAACAATTATAAAATTGATTTTTTTGAACCTGGTACTTTTTCAAAATATAATTATCCAAATAAAATACTATCAAACTGGAGTTTTGTTGAAAATAAACCTTATATTTTACAAAGTTGCTCTTCATCCACACTTTCGTATGTTTTTGAAAATGATCATTTTTTTATTGATTTTGATAAAATTCTTTATGGTATTCGGAATTTATTGATTAACTCCGTTTATAAAAGATGTTATGCCACGCATAGAAAAGTTGCTTGTTTGTTATCGGGAGGACTTGATAGTAGTTTAATTACATCTATTGTTTGTAAATACAGAAAAGATTATAATTTACCTCCTCTTGAAACTTATGCTATTGGTCTTAAAGATTCCGAAGATCTAAAATTTGCGGAAAAAGCTTCCGTTTTTTTACAAACTAATCATAAATCCATTACTATTGAAGAAATTGATTTTATTAATGCTATTCCTGAAGTCATTTATACAATTGAAAGTTATGATACTACTACCGTTCGAGCCAGTATTGGTAATTATTTAGTAAGTAAATATATTTCGAATAATAGCGAAGCAAAAGTCATTTTTAATGGAGACGGGTCTGATGAACTTTTCGGCGGATATTTGTATTTTCATAATTCTCCAAACGTTATTGAATTCGATAGAGAATGTAGAAGATTGTTAAAAAATATACACAAATATGATGTTCTACGTTCAGATAAATCTATTTCCAGTAATGGGTTAGAACCTCGCACTCCATTCTTAGATCGCTCTTTCGTACAATATGTTTTATCTATTCCTGCAAAAATTAGAGCATTGAACTTTCAACCTGGGTATGATAAATTTAAATATATTGAAAAATATTTACTGCGATATGCTTTTGATAAAGAAGTTTGTAATTATGAATATTTACCTGATGATATTTTATGGAGAACAAAAGAAGCATTTAGTGATGGGGTTTCGTCACGTGAAAATTCTCTTTTTGAAATAATTGAAAAATTTGTTGAAACTAAATATACAAATGAAGATTTAGAAAATGCAAAAGAAAAATATAAACACAATACGCCTACTACAAAAGAACAATTATATTATAGAGATATTTTTGAAAGTCATTATGCTGATCAAGGACATATTATTCCTGAATTTTGGATGCCGCGTTTTGTGGATGCAAAAGATCCTAGTGCCAGAACTTTAAGGGTTTATTATGATGAAAATGTAGAATTACGCGAAAGAAGTTTATAAATTTATTGTATTAATATATAAATGGATCAAACTGGCGCAAATAGTCTGAATAACGCGAATAAACCAAAAGGTAATGCCGCCGACGTTAAAGTGAAAAACGATATGACTTATTTCAATGAATTATATAAAGCAAATTTAAGTGGTAATTCGGCATTGTTTTCAAATGAAGGAAAACCTTTAGGAACAAGATATTTTGTTGAAAGTAAAAAAAAATTAACTGATAACGAAGGTAATGATGTAGATACATATTATTTAATTGACAACATGAAATACGGTAAAGACGATCAAGGACGAATTGATATGACCAAATATGGTTTATTAGATTCCGTTAAATCTACTATTGATAGTATTGATCCTGATAGTATTAGTAAAGAAGGATTTTCAAATGATAATTTCACTCCGGTTGAAATAACTGTTATTGTTGATGGTTCAGGAAACACAGAAACAAAAAGCATTACTTTGGCGGATTATAAAAAACAAGACTGTACCGCATTTCAAGACAATTGTAAAAAATACAAAGGAATGCAACACTGTGATACTTGTGATATGATACCTATTAGCGACAGTGCGAACGCAAGTGAAGTTACAAGTGAAGATGTAAATGCATTAATTCAACAACGTGTCGACAATGATGAAAACATTAAAAACCTCAAAGGAAATATACAAAATCTTATAGGAGATAGTGAAAGTTTTGGAGTTATGAAAGATTTCGAACCATTTTATAATCGATATACTCAGCCATTGACTAGTTTCAGAAAAGAGGTTCATTCAAATGGTTATACTTTTGAAATTGAAAAAATTAATGAAGAAAAAATTATTGTTGAAAAAAATATGACTACTACATTATGGATTGGTAGTGTTAGTTTAATTGGATTATTTGTATTAAGCAAATATTTGTAATTTACATATTATATTGTATATTATGTAAATTTAATGATTGCGTCTCGATCGCTTTTTCAAATGTCTTGTTGTCTTTTTATTTTTCTTTTGTTTTTTGTGTGTTCTACGTTTGTATTTGCGTGTTTTACGTTTACCTCCTGATCTAGGAATATTTCTTACTTTATAAACGTCGAAATCGAAACAATTTGTTGTCCCGTTCCATCTTGCTACATCTTTTTGTTCTCCAGTATCTTCACCAAAAAATCCTACTCCTGATATTAACCATACTCTTTCACGGAATGCATCGGTCTTCTCCCCCAATCTTTTCTTAAAATCATAAAATTTTGTTTCGCGTAACAATTCATCATTACTACCATTCACTTTTAAACATTGTCCCATTAAACGTGTTATAAAAATACCATATTCTTGCAGTCTAGCGGTTTTTTTTATTTTGTTGTTATCATATCCAGCAAAAATTAAAACATTTGGTTCACTATTTTGCTGTGTAATTCCGCGTTGTAAATTCTTTGATGGTAAAATATAAATTGATTCATCAAATTTAGAAAAGTCATATAATCTTTTTATTAGTTGGTTCTTTGGTAAATTTTCACCTAATAATATTTCATTTTCTGCTATCTTTTTTTTTATATTTTCTATGAATTGTGGAAATGGATATGGATAAAATATTTGCGTTGGTCTTTCTTCCAATGTTCCTTTATAATCATAATTATTTGCAGATTTTTTTTCAACTTTATTTAATCTTCTTTCTTGTATTAAAACATAACCATCATCGGTAAGCTGATGCGGAAACTCACCAAATTCTGATCTACGTCGTTGCATAAATTTACTTACTATCGGTTTATCTTCTATAAAATTATAAAACTCGTTTCCATCTATTAAACCGTCTTCATCACATTCTCCTATATTTTCATGAGCGCTACTATAGAAAAATGCATTTGTTGGTATAATTTGTTTTGCACATTGTGGTCCACGTAAAAGGGTTGGAACCATATTATATTTATCATCTAATATTGAAAATGAATAATAATCTAATTCTTTTTCTTTGTTAAATTCTGAAAATATGGTTCTTTGGATGGTTTTATCGCTGCGTTTTTCATATTTTTTTTTGTTACTGTTATCATTGCCTGTCTGGATATATAACCCTTCCCCTTTTGTCTTATCATCGTTTGACATTTCTGCTATCAAGGGGTTGGCTTGTAATAATTCATTATATTTATTTGTATCGTCTGCTATCTCGTTTTCTAGTGTATTTATACGTTCCAAAATGTTCTCTCTCTCTCTTGCGTTTTCAACAAGATCATTTATTTGTCCATAATTACCAGTTTCTTGAATTTCGGATATTTCATCATTCCGGTCTTCTGTCTGCATGATTGATGGTGTTGTTTTTTTTTCTTCAAGTTCTTTTTTTTTTTTTTCAATTTCTATTCTTATTTCTATATGGGTTTTGGGTAACCTCTTAAAAAATGAAGAGCTGAACATATTCGGTGATATGGTATTCAAGTGTGTGTCCCATTTTATGAATTCAGTATTTGCATCTTCCAATTCTTTTTCGGTTGTTGTTGATTGTTCACCTTGACTTTTTTTTTTTTCGGGTGTTTTCAGTAAGTTTAATTGTTCCAATTCTATTTTTTTCTTTATACTTTCTTTCTTAATCTTAGCTTCTGTGTACTTAGAGACAGTTAAGTTTTTTTCGAATTCTTTTAGATTTTGTACTGCATCTTCATCGAGATATGTATCTGGATTAACTATGGCGAGCGAAAATGCAGACAGATCTTTTTTCCAGTTTTTTTCATTCTCTGTGATCTTTTTTATCTCTTCGGTGAGTGTAGCAAACTCCGTATTCTTTGTGTTTATCACGTTTTCAATTGAACTGATATAAGCGTCTTTGTCGAATGGGCCTCCACCCTGCGTTGATTTGTGTGAGAGAATAGCGCTATTTACTGCAGTACTCGTTTTCTCGCAGCCTTTATTTTTGTCGGGGTGAATGTGGTTATCTCGTATATATATCGTGTTTTTACCACCGTGGTTAATGATCTTGCTTTCATATACGTGATCAATTATATTTCCATGTTTATCAATCAACTTGTTCATGATAGTCTCATTAATAGGACAGTTAGTATCTGCTTTTTCCTTGTCTTGGTTCCATGCTTCTAGAATGGCCTTTTTATGTTGATCATCCATATTATTAGCCGAGGATGAGACTATTGTAGTGTTTTGATCAGCAACCACCAGAGCAGTGTTGGTATTATTTGAATGTTTTTCTTCAGGATAAATTGATTTGGTGAGCGGTTGTTTACCAGTTGACAGTTGTGATGTAATAGATAATTTTTCAAGTATATCCTTTTCTTCGATATTATTAATATGTGTAATTTTTTGAAAAATATCTTTATTTTCTTCAATAAAATTAGGAAATGCATCCAAATACAATGTGTTTGTGTTTGTGTCATCTATTTTTTTTGCAACATATTTAGGACCTAACCTCGGATCAAACACATGAATAACACCATCTAAAAAATTTTGTTCTTTATTTTCATGTGCTTTTTCTAATACACTTGCGAAAGTGATATTATTAACTGAATTATACTGTTTTCCTTCGTAGTTAACTATATTTTTGTTACTAATAATATTATTAATTTTATTAAATATTCCTTTTTTATCTTTCTTTTCACGTAAGTTCGCTTTAGGATCACTATATGTTCTAAATATATTTTTAAAATTCGACATTGACATATTGTTAATATATAATAATAAAACATTTTATTATTAGATATTTCTAAATATTAATGTTTTGAATGCGTCTTATTTCTACAAATTTTTCTATTTTTTCTTGATTTATTATTACCACCTAAAAACGTATCCATATTTTTTATTATTTCATTTAAAGCACTATTTTCTTTATTTTTATTAAAATCACTAACCAATGTTCTCAAAGATACCATTTTAATCGAAGATGAATTTTGTTGATATAACCATTTTCCTTCTTTATCATTTTTAATATAACTCTTTGCATTTCCTTCATATTCTTCATTTGCATAAAACTTCTTTTCCACAAAATTCTTATTGTTCCCTTCAATTAAACGAAGAATAGATTCACGTAAACGCTTCATTAACTCTGTTTCATAAATTTTATCATTTTCCTCATATTTCTCTCTTGTTTCATCTAAACTTAATGTTCCCATTAAACTTCCCGAATTTTCTCTTTTTTTATGACTTTCTATATTATCTTCTATTTTACTGCTGAGTTTTGGTAATTTAATGTTTTCTAATATATTTTTTACTTCTTTGTTATCTTCATTTTCCGCTAATAAATCAGCTATTGACAAAATAGAAGCCGGTTTAACTGATTGAACCTCTTTTGATAATAAATATAATCCAGTTTTTTCATCTACACTTGCTTCATCACTTACTAATGTAATAAATAAACTTTCTAATAATTTCTCTTCTGGTTTTGATGTTGTATTACCAAAAGGTAAATATTGCACTTTTCCTTCACGTGTTTTCATGATACACGAACCTATTTTCAAATTTTCTAATTTTATTGTTCTATCTTTTTGTGTATGATTTATTAATATTTCTTTTGTATCCAAAAATTTTTTGTTTTTTTCTTCCTTAAATTCGTCATATTGAAATATGTGTTGTTTATTATATCTTTTATATGTCCACAATACATTGATAACCTTTTTTTTTTCATTTTGTGTCGCGGGAAAATATGGTGATATAAAATTTGCTATTATTAAATATATTATTTCTTGTTTTTCTGTTATTGCAACAGGTAAAAATACATAATTACCTTTGAAATTTTTTCGTGTTTCTTCTTTTTTCATTTTTCCAAATATTTCTTCAACATCTCTTGGTACTTTTTTTCCAAAACCTCTTGATGGTTTTTCTTCTGTTCCTATTTTTATTTGATCCATTTGTGTTTTTAATAATTTTTTTATATTTTCTTTAAATATATCTATTAAATCATCTTTTGACCCCCATGCTTCTGGGTTCCAATTTCCATCTTTTGTTAAATATGCTTCTATAATTGAATTTATTGAGGTTTTATCATCTAACCATGTACCTTTATAAAAATCATCTATATCTTCTTCAATTTTTTTTAATATGTTTTTATTTTTTAAACTAATCAATAAAGATTTATACCAATTATTATTTTTTCCGATTGGTACAATTGCACTTGGTACTTCTCTTGGTTTTCTTGTAATTTTATCTATAATTTTTTTTTTTTCCACATCTGGCATTTCTCCTCCTTTAAATAAAATAAATGGTACTTGAGGTACTGACATTATATATATATACTAAATAATAAATATTTATGTTTATTATTTAACGACGACATTTTTTTATTTGATTAACATTTCTTTCCACGGGTCTTCTTTCCACGGGTCTTCTTCTTATGAGATTTTTTCATTTGTTTTTTGTGCTTCTTTTGGGTCTTTTTGTGCGACTTTCTGTGTGACTTTCTTCTTCGCTTTCCTCCCATCGACCCTTTTTTTTCAAATGTTAACTTAAGATTTTCTGGTTCAGAAATTGTCTTAATCTTATATTCTGAAGTTCCATCGTTCAATACCTTTATTAAACCATTTTGTAATATAAACACATGGCTCGAACCAGGAATTTCGCCACTGTCTACACTACCCAAATACCCACAAAATTCAATTTTATCAAAAAACCCGCTCCAATTGTTTTTCAAACTATTATCTACCTTCTCATTATTAGGTTTCCAATCGCAGTTGTTCCATGCTTTTTTCATTTTTTCTTCGGAAAGTAAAAGATCAATTAAATTAGGCTTTGGGTTTACATGTTCAAGCCAATCAAGCCAACCAACTTGTGAAGCATAACAAGCTATATTCCACATAGTATCTCTTTCTGCGTCTGTCATTCCTTCAACTGGGTGATTCGGTCTTAGATATTTTTCAATACTATGAAATGTTGCTTTATATTTTTCAAGATTTTCTATTCCTGATGGTGCTGCTGCTGGTGCTTCTCCATCTCCTCCGGTGGTTGGTGCTGGTGTTTCTACTTTGTCCTCTATTGTATTTTGTGTGAATGTTACACCGTTAAATGTGGGTTTAGTTGTATTAAATCCTGGATCAAATTGTGTGGTTACATCTTTCTTATCTTCTCCTTCACCAATTTGATTAGCTAACAATATAGCCCATATTGCATCTGTGTTATCTTTAGTAATATTTACACGTTTAATACTATCACCTTGTTTTTCAGTAGGAAAAAGTGGGTCTAATAATTCTGTTTCATACTCACTAGAATTTTTACTATAATCATAATAATACAATGTAGGAGTATTTTCTCTATCAAATGTTAAAAATACACCAGGTAAATAATGTCTATTATTTATAAAAGTTTTTAATGCTGCTTTTTGTGCAGCATTACCTGTAATGCTCGCTCTGTTTGCAGCTATCGCTTCTGCATCTTTTGCTTCCATTTTCTTTGCCTCAGCATCCGCTTTGGCTTGTGCGAATTCTACATTTACATCATAGTTTGATTGACGCTCGTTTTCATCCGCTATTTCTTGAATAAGATGGTCAATTACAACTTTGCTCAAATGCGTAATAACATTACTTTTATACAACTTATCTGAGTCATCATCTTTTCTATAAACATTAATTTTACTATTGAAACCACCAAGATGCTCCAATTTTGTTATTTTATTATTATCTAAAACTATTCCAGTTTCATCGTTAACTTTTCCAGTTTCATCTTTTGCATTTGGAAGAGGCCATTTAACATTTACCTTGTTATCACCTTTACCCATGATAGATGTACTCAAATACTTTTCAAATGCACCGTCCTCTTGTAATTTTTTCGTGAATTTTTCCAAATACTTTCCTCTTGCGCCAAGACCTTCCATTACAGTTGTGTGAACTTCTGGCGTATAAACTCCTATTTTTTTTTTAAGCTCTGTCTCTTTTCCCATCCTACTTTTTTGTAACATATTATGAGTACCTGTCTTTGCACTATTAACCGCACCTTTTGCCGCAGATGTTACTTTACTTGCCATAGCTCCCATTTTACCAAACACACTTCCCTGTGGTTTTGGGTTTTCATCAGCAGGTTGTAAATTTTGTTCAGACATTATACATTAAAATGACATAATAATTATAAATAATTTCTAAATATTTATAATTTACAAAGACACACGCTTATATATTTCTAAAGCTACTAACCCACCTAAAAATTGGGCAAAAATATAAGGCACCAATTCACTTGGCTCTATTTTTCCTAATGATGCCATAACTAAACTCACCGCTGGATTAATATGACCTCCAGAAATACTTGATGTTAATAATATAATTAAAGCCAATGCAGCACCAATAGCAATTGGATTACCTGTAGCTAAAATCACATATACAAAAAAACCTGTTCCCAAAAATTCCACTAAATACTTATTCATTATATTATAATCATCGATATTTTTAACGACGAACACGCATTAAAGGAACATAAGATGCATTGTGTTGATCACCACCATTAGACAAATCATTGTGGTTTCTGTTCATAGCAACTTGCTTCTTAAATCTCATATAATCAGATGAGTCAGCAACAAAACGTACATTTGTGGAAGATGGAGGAACACCAGTTGTATCACAATTTTGTGGAACAGAACCAATCACACGGCTCAACCCTGGTTTCTTGTTATTGATTTGATTTGGACCACCGCATGAATAGTTATTTCTGCTCAAAAAATCACCTAAATTATTGACAGCTCTAAATGGACCAACAATCGCTTTTTGTCCATTATAAGTCCCTGTTGCATATTGAGTGTTCCAAGCGCGCACTGTCAATTTTCGTGAAACCACTTCTTCATTCGATTTAAAACCACTCTTTGTTTGTTTGGCGGAATATCCATTAAATGGACCACCTAACTTATTGGTAGCAGTCAAATTTGTAGTTAAAAGATTTTGTGGAGGATTAGACATTATAATATATATAATATATTATATTTTTTCATTTCGTTAATATGTTGTAATATTTCTAAATGTGTAATTTATATGGACGCCTCATCAAATAATCAATTTATAGATGATATTACTTTACAATATTTTGCAAATAAACAACAATACAATAAAATTGTTAAAACAGATTCTATTAAATTTAAAGAACGCCAAGAATTTTTAGAGAACCTTGAAAAATATAAAAACGATATTTCATCTATTACAAATGAATATTGCAACGATACAAATAAAGAAATATCAAATGAACTCGACGAAGCATTCGAAAAATATGCAAAATATTGTATTAAACATATTGAATTAAAAGCAATGGAACAAAGAAATAATTCGGATGATGACGATGATATGCTTTTTGGTAAAATAGATAATACTTCCACTGGAAGTATACATAGTTTTTGGGGTCCGTCTATAAAAAAAATCTAATATTATATTAGTATGTCCACAAAGAAAAAAACCAAAAAACACAACATTACAAAGAAGAACTGTTCTCCAATGGTTGAAGACAATACAGTAAATGATGTTTCATGTTTTACTCCTGAAATTATAAATAAATTGAAAACTGATTATAACAAAAAAAATCCATCGTCTAAGATTTCTTCAATAAAACCCGATAAAATTTGGAAAGATTTAAAAGATCGAATGGGTTCTTGTGATAGTGAAGAATGTTGGTTAGAAAAAATACCTAATTCGAGTATTGAGCAAATTATTAAGGATTTTGTTTTTTCTCCAAAAAAACCCAAAAGTTGGAAAAGTGATCCTGATAAATGGTTAACAAACTATGATTTAGATGATATTATGGATCAATATGAAGAAACTTTTAGAAATTTTGATTTTATTGGTCCTACCTTTATTGATTTTGATGCAAAAGTAAAAGATGGATGTGTTGAAAACGAATTATGTAAATTTGATTTATCAAAACATATTAAAAAAAATAAAAATAAACTAGCTGTTATATTTAATTTAGATAAACATACTCAAGACGGTTCTCATTGGGTCTCTTTATTTATTGATATCAAAAATCGATTTATATTTTACTTTGACAGCGCGGGGGATATTATTCCAGGTGAAATAGCAGAATTAGTAAAAAGAATTAAATATCAAGGAAGAAATTTGTCACAACCTATTCATTTTCGGTTTCATCAAAATTATCCTTTAGAACACCAATATGAAAATACGGAATGTGGCATGTATTCTTTATTTTTTATTATTTCTATGTTAAAAGAAGAATTACATGGAAAAGATGTGAAACCAGGTACAATAATAAATGCTTTTAAAAAACATAGAATAACTGACGATCAAGCACAAGCATTGCGAAATGTATATTTCAATTAAATGTTTTGTATATATATATATGCCCCCAAAAAGAAGTGCTCCTATCGAACCTGCAAAAACATTTGAAGTTGGCGAAACACGAAAAGGTATAAATGGAAACACATATATTGTTTACCAAGATAAAAACGGTACTAAAAGATGGAAAAACTCGCAAAATCAAGATGAAACAAGCGAATCAGAAAATGTAGAAAATGCAGAAAATGTAGAAAATGCAGAAAATGCAGAAAATGCAGAAAATGCAGAAAGTGCAGAAAATGCAGAAAATGCAGAAAATGCAGAAAATGCAGAAAATGCAGAAAATGCAGATGACGAAGAAGATGAAGAAGAAGATGAAGAAGATGAAGAAGAAGAAGAAGATGACGAAGAAGATGAAGAAGAAAATGCAGAAGATGAAGAAGAAGATGACGAAGATGACGAAGATGACGAAGATGAAACGGAACCTAGGGTAGAAAGAGATTATTCAGTAATTTTTAATTTTTATAAAGCACCAAATGATAACAATCGTCTATTTTTCGACACATATGAAACAACCGAAAATAGAATAACCAATATAATTAATGAAATAGAAACAGGATTGTTTATGTTAACAGATGAAAAATTACGAAATAATCCAGAAGAAATTAGTTTACCAGATAAAAAAAAAAATATATATATGAAAGATGGTAAATTTTTCAGTGGAATTGAAAAAACACCATTTTAACTATAAATATAAATATGTTAATAAAAACATATTTATAAATAAAATATAATATTTAATATGTCAAATTTCATAACTTATGAGAACCAAACACTTTTATGGAATACAATAACAAATATACAATTATTCAATAAAATTGCGAATGAAGAAAAAACAACTTGGTTTAAAAATATTATTGGAAGTATTCATGCGCAAAATGAAAATAGGTATTTATCATCTTATGAATTACATGAACTCAATAAATATACTATGGCTTATATGATTAATATATTAAAACAAATAAATAATACACCTCAACCAAATACATTAGAAGAAAAACAAAAAGAATATGATAATATGAAAGCGAAAGAAACGCCTCCAGAGCCGAATTTCAAAGAACATATCGAAGATACTGCAATTGAAAATATAGATGAATTAATTAAACAACATCAACAACAGAGACAACTGGATTTAAATTTAACAAATACTCCAATACACAATGAATTAGACCAAAAACAAATAAACGATTTAAAAGAAGAGGTCACTTCTTTAAAATCGAATATTGAGACAATACAACAAGAACTGAATGAACTCAGAAAAGAGATAGTACATAGCAATGTAAATAATACAATTGAAAATATTAAAAAAAATGTTGAATTTAATTTGTCAGTCTAAGAAAACTAGCCAATATACTTTTGTTTTTTTTCTCGTTTTCCATGGAGTGTAATGTGGATTGGTATTGTTTCTGTCTTATCATTTCCTCTTTTTCTTTTCTTCGCATTTCCATCATTTTTTCAGCTTGTGTTTTCTCCATTGGATTTAAACTATCTTGCGTTCGAGATCTTTGTAAATGATCAACTGAATTATACATTTTTACACTACTTAAATCATTCTCACTGACTGCCATTACAGTCTCATCTTTATGTACTTTTCTTAAATCGTCAAATTTCAATTTGCTAAATGGATCACAATTAATATAGTCGTCCGTTTCTTCATCATAAAGATTTGTGCCTCCTTGATTAAGTGTTTTTACACCATTATATTTTATTATTTTATTTTGTTGTTTTATTTGATCAAATCGCGAAGCCATATTTTCTTTGGTAGTTGAGCTAGATAAATCATATTGTGGATCTTCACTTCTAAACCATTCATTTCTACTTTCATCTGGTTTCGTCGCCATATTTTTCTCAAACATGGTGTTAAATTTTTGATGAAATTCTGTTGCTTTCATGTTTTTCATTACTTCATTCATTTGACTTTTCATTTGTTCTGATTCATTCATTGCTGAATATGTTACTTCTTCATTTGGTACTGACTTACTTTGTTTCACTTTATCTTCAAAAAAATAATAAATAATTTCATATGCCTTTTTATAAAAAAAAAAATAATCAGAAGATAATTTTGATTTATCTGGATGTGACATTAATACTTTCTTTTTTGCTCTTTTTAAATCTTCTATTTCAACATCACCTTTGATATCAAATAACTCTAAAATATCTTTAAAAGAATACATATTAATATCTAAATTATAGGTTGACATTTATTATATTATTATTTTTTTATTTTGTTAAATTGACTTAAATATTCTATATTATATTATATAATGCCTCCCCAAAAATTTAGTGAAATAAGCAACAGCGCTGATTTTTTCAAAAAATTATGTGACAATACAAGTTTAGTTATTATCAAATTCGGCGCTACTTGGTGTGGACCGTGTAAAAAAATACAACCGATTGTCAGTAAAAGAATTGAAGAATTCCCTGAAAATGTACAATATTATGACATTGATATTGATGATCATATTGAACTATATGGATATCTAAGAACAAAAAAAATGGTCAATGGAGTTCCGGCAATATTATATTGGGTTAAAGGAAATGTGAATTTCGCACCAGATGGTGTTGTTATTGGTGGAAATGAAATTGAAGTAAATAAATTCTTTGATGTATGTAAATCAAAACTTTAATTAAAATAATATAAAAAATTTATATTATATTATTTTATAATGGAGCATATTAAACCGATTATTGAAAATTTATCTGCATGTTTATTAGAATATAAACATAGAAATATACAAGAGGTAATGAATGATACTGACATTGAAAATCAGAATGAAAAATATACAAAAGCTGGAGTAGTAGGTTGTTCTAATTTGCTAATTAATTGCCTTATATTTAATATTGAATGTGTAACTGTTTTTTGTAAATGGGCTTTTAAAGAATATACAAATATTAAAACATATTATACTGAATATAATTATGTAACTAATGTCAATGAAGACTATGTTGATATTTCAAATAATGTAGTTGATAAAAAGAATGATTAATTTCTTCTTTTTGTTTTAGATTTCTTTCTTTTTCTACGTTTTTTTGTTTTCTTACCTCCCTGAGGAGGGTTATTTAGTTCACCTTCATCTTGTGGTGGCGGTGAACCATCATCTTGTGTTTCCATATCATATTGTTGTGGTTCTTCCTGATCTTGTTGTGGTTCCATATCATATTGTTGCGGTTCTTCTTCTTCACCTTCTTGTGAACCCATAAATGATCCCATTGTATTACTTTCTTCTTTTTCACCTTCTTGTGAACCCATAAATGATCCCATTATATTACTTTCTTCTTGTTCACCTTCCTGTGAACCCATAAATGATCCCATTGTATTACTTTCTTCTTGAGGTTCAGCTCCTTTTCTAAAAACCATAGCGCTAATTACAATTATTGTTAAACCTACTAAACTATATGTTAATACAGGAGTTCCATCTACCGTACCAAACAGATTTAATTTTGTTTCTCTTGCTGTATCACTTATTTGATTATTCATAGAAGAAATAGTAGCTTTTAAAGAATCTTCAATATTTGTCATTATACTATATAATAATATTATTTTACTTAAAAATATTATTTAATATTTGAATGTGATTAAGCCCTTATATGTAAAATTATTTAAACCTCATTATATAATTACGGTTATTTTTCACCATCGTCTCTTCTTAATCATCTCAATTTTTCAACTATTAGTAAAGTTATAGTTATATTATTGGTTCTGGTTCTGGTTCTGGTTCTGGCATTGGTTCTGGTTCTGGCATTGGTTCTGGTTCTGGCATTGGTTCTGGCATTGGTTCTGGTTCTGGCATTGGTTCTGGTTCTGGCATTGGTTCTGGTTCTGGTTCTGTTAATATTTGATAAATTGTATATATTGGATTATTTGGTTTGTTTGTTGTTACCTCTGTATTCAATGTTGATTGGTTGATTATTATTGTTAAGTCTTGTGTTTCCAAATAATCACTTATTGACATTGAAAATTGAAGAAGATCTGTTATTAACTCATCAAATGTTGGCTTAGATGTATTATCTATTGTTAAAGAAATATAAGAAACAATTGTATTTGCATTTGTTTTTAAATTATTGGTTATTGTTCCTGATATATTCGTCAATATTGTTTGAATATTTGTTGTATTTGTTAAATCAAATATATTATAGTTTCCTCTATTTTGTATTGTTCTTGCTATAGCTGATAAAATATTATCATTATTTAATGTAATCTCATTTGCTAATAAAATTCTTAATGCTTCTATAATCGTAGTTATTTTTATTGTTGTTTTTGTAACATTTACATTTTTTTTATAAATAAAATCATTGTCAATATCATTGTAATTCACTTCCAATGCTGTACCAACTAATAATTTTGCTTCATGAATAACATCATTATATATTGATAACGGTGTTAACATATCCAATACAATATTGGATTTTAATGTTGTTAATGGAGAAATGTTTATATGTTCTCCAATATTATCCAGACAATATTGTGTTGTAATTGCATTATAATATGTTGTGGTAACTGTTCGATTTGTTGCTATATCAACTCCGCCTGGTAATATATTTATATTGAATAATTGGGGTAATTCATTGACTGGTGTTGTAATATACCAGTCACCTTGATAATCTGACCTAAATGTTTCTATTATTTTGTTTGCATTTGGAATATTTATTATTTGCCCATATGCATATTTTATATATCCATCAATAACATTACCCACAATTGTTGATATATCAGCTGGTTCAGGTTCAGGTTCTGGTTCTGGCATTGGTTCCGGTTCTGGCATTGGTTCCGGTTCTGGCATTGGTTCTGGTTCTGGCATTGGTTCTGGTTCTGGCATTGGTTCTGGTTCTGGTATTGGTTCTGGTTCTGGCATTGGTTCTGGTTCTGGCATTGGTTCTGGTTCTGGTTCTGGTTCCGCTTCTGATACTAGTATCCAGAATAGTTGTCTACCTTCATGTACTTGATCGTTTTCTGTTATTAGTTTATCAAAATTACTTGGAGTTGTTTTACTATCATATTGTATTTTTGTAACTATTTCATTTGGTGCATTTTTTTGTGCAAATGCATAATAATTTTCTGTTACAAAATATATTCTGTATAATATATTATTTCCAATAATGTTTTCTATTAATAAAGTAACTTGATGTATTGATATTCCATCAAATTGAGTATCATGCATTAACGGTAAACGACTATCGAAAAATAAATTATATGTAGATTCGTTTAATTCTTGAATAAAAGTATTTCCACTTTCTTGATGGTTCCATACACTATATTTCGCTCCAGTTTCGCCCATAAGTACTCCAAATATATCCATTTCAGACATTGACACCGGCTCTGGCTCCGGAATTGGCTCAGGTTCTGGTTCTGGCTCTGGCTCCGGAATTGGCTCAGGTTCTGGTTCTGGTTCTGGCATTGGTTCTGGTTCTGGCATTGGTTCTGGTTCTGGCTCTGTTTCTGATACTAGTACCCAGAATAGTTGTCTACCTTCATGTACTTGATCGTTTTCTGTTATTAGGTTATCAAAATTACTTGGAGTTGTTTTACTATCATATTGTATTTTTGTAACTATTTCATTTGGTGCATTTTTTTGTGCAAATGCATAATAATTTTCTGTTACAAAATATACTCTGTATAATATATTATTTCCAATCATATTTTCTATTAATAAAGTAACCTGATGTATTGATATTCCATCAAATTGAGTGTCATGCATTAACGGTAAACGACTATCGAAAAATAAATTATATGTGGATTCAGTTAGTTCCTTAAAAAAAGTATTTCCACTTTCTTGATGGTTCCATACACTATATTTCGCTCCAGATTCACCTACAAGTACTCCAAATACATCGGGTTCTGGCATTGGTTCTGGCATTGGTTCCGGCTCTGGCATTGGTTCTGGTTCTGGTTCTGGCATTGGTTCTGGTTCTGGTTCTGGCTCTGGTTCTGGCATTGGTTCTGGTTCTGGTTCTGGCATTGGTTCTGGCATTGGTTCTGGTTCTGGCATTGGTTCTGGTTCTGGCATTGGCTCAGGTTCAGGAAGTAAAAGTTGATTTCCTTGTTTTGATATACTAAAAGGATTAGTTACTCTTATCCAATAACCATAATTTTTCTCAATAATTTCACTCTTATTAATATAAGAATAATTTGTATTTGATCTATAACTAACAATTTCATCTACTTTGTTAATATGAGATCCAAAAAACGAATTAATAAATTCATTATTAAATGGTACCGAAATTAAATTCCATCCTTGATAAAATGATATAGATACGTTAGATGTAAATGAATCGCCAACTATAATTTTTGAGAAACTTTGTGTAATTCTATACCAATAACCTAAACCTTGTACTAATGGATCTGAATTGTTTACTAATATATATTTTTTATTAACTGTATCATATGTAAATATTTCACTTATTTTATTTATATCATCTCCAAATAAATCATTTACAGTATTAGTATATCCAAACGAACTTAATAAATTCCAACCCGCATTAAACGCAATAGTAGTCATCTGAATTATATATATTATATATATATATATCATTCTTAATTTACACCCTTGAAGATTTAAAACCGCACCTTTCTGTATAAAATGAAAGGAAACTTCAAGGTTTGCCTATTTCAAGGCATGTAAATTTTGATTTTGGGAATTCTTCTAAAAACCCTGATGAGTTATTGCTTCTTGATAAATAATTTGGTCTTTCTTTATTATTTATCGCATTATAAGCAATTTTATAAATATTTGTAGCACCATTCACATCTCTATTCCAATAACCGCATCCGTTCTTACAACAAATCAGTCCATGTACGAGAATGTTTCCTGTTTTATATGGTCTTGGGTTTTCCATCACCATATTCTTTTCACAAATACCTATTTCACATTTGGAACATCTACAACTGGTTCTAAATTCATCAACCAAATAAGTTTGAAAACCTGCTTTTCTAAATAAAGTTCTCATTCCTTTTCCTTTGGTTGCTTCCTTGTATTTCATTTGTTGTTTCTGTTCGTAATCTCCAAAACAAACTACAACTTCTTTTTCATTACCAAAAATTCGTTTGAAATTATTTAACATTTTTTGTTCGCTTTTCTTGGTATTTCTATAACTCTGTAATCGTAGTTTTCTGAAAATATATTTTTCATAAAACTTGAATAACATACCATTTATTTCACTCTTCTTTTGTATATATTCCTTAAATTTTGTTATGTTAAGTGTTTTTCTATTTAATTTTGATAATTCAGTTTCCCGTTCTATTATTGTTTTTCCTTGTATTTTTTCCTTTTTTAATTCTAATTGGATTTTAGAATACTTCTTTTTCTTGGTTTCTTTTCTACGTTGGTCTTGTGAATATCTAAATTTATTTGCTTCTTTATTATCATCATCTACGCAGTAAATTAAATCACATTTTCCAGGGTCTATGGATACAATCTTTTTATTTTGTAGTTGTGAATAATCTTTTACTTCATCAATATATTCTTCATTATTTATTCCTTTTTTCATCATGGGTAATTTCTTTCCAATTAAATCTTTACGTAATAATAACAAAGAACAACTAATTCCATCTGTTTCTATCATATGGTGAAATTTATAATGCTTTTTATGAAAACATTTGCGTTCAGTTCTAAAAAAGAATTCCCAAATTTTATTTTCATTTCGTTTCAAATTGCCTTCTGTTAAATAATCACTTTTGTTTCCTTGTTTTTTCGTCATAAGAAGATGCACTAATGTAGTTGTATCTAATCTTATATGTTTTGGTATAATTTCATTACGCATAGGAAATACATTACAAATCGTTTGTTCTTCTTTTTCTACTTGTTTCATCATTTTAATCATACAAGGGAAATAATTCATAGGACTACACATTAAATCATAATATAAATTTTTCTTGAATGTTTTTACTGGTATAATGTGTTGTTTTTGTTGATTAATCCATGTATGATAAGAAATATGAGATTTGTATTGTGTTGTTTCAATATTCAATAAATCATTTTTGATTTTTCTTAACTGATTACATAATTTGTTTATTTTTGCGTCTTTTTCTTTTTTGGTAATATTCAGTTTTCTTATTTTACTTACAATAAACTTCTTTTTCCAAACAACATTTACATATCGTTCTACATATTCCACAAAATGATTTTTAATGTTATTTTCATACATGGTTAGAATATCAATTGTTAAATAATCCAAAATGGTATTCATATGCGTATATTCAAGTGTGTCCTTTTGAATAAGTGGTTCAAAATCAGTTTTGTAAAATGCACTCAAGTTGTCTTTGAGTTCCTTTATTTCTTTTTTTGGCGGTCTTCCTTGTGGTTTTTCATTACACATAATCTTCATACATGAATTTACAAATACTTTATCTATAACTGGTAAAGATTTATTTGTTTCATAGTAATTCAATAAGTATAACTTCATAAAGAGTAAAACCTTAATTACTATTTTATTACAAAGAATAACCGCATTTGTAATTTTCGGTGTGTTTATATCAGGATGTTTCAAGACACTTTTCAAGGAAAGTTTAATTCCTTTGAAAAAGTTATCAGGTGGATTTAGTTTTTTTTCCATCCTCATACTATTACTAAACATTTTATTTTAAGTATTTTAACGAATAAATAGAAAAATTGAAACAAAATAATATAAAATCTATTTAACATAAAATATAAGATGTCCGAACTCATAAGATTAGGTGCAATTAATAAAAAAACGAATCAATATACAAACCCATCACACGCAAATAAACAGGATGAGTTTATATGTATTGATTGTGGAAACGATGTTATTATTCGTCAAGGAAAAATAAGGATTCATCATTTCGCACATTGTAAAGAAGATGTAAAATGCAATTTTTATAGTAGTCCAAATGAATCACAAATTCATAAAAACGCAAAACTATTATTAAAACATATTCTTGAAAATAAAATACAATTAACAATTAAAAGTAAATGTAATAAATGTAATAAGATAGACGAATATGATATTCCAGAAATTTCAGAAACTTCGTCAATTATAGTTGAATATAGATTTGATTATAATGGTGTAAAAATAGCAGATATAGCATACATAGAAGATAATGAAATATTGTGTATATTTGAAATATATAATACACATAAAACACAAACAGAAAATAGACCTGAACCATGGTTTGAATTAGATGCTAAAAATATAATAGAATCATTTAATAATTATGATTTACAAAAAATACAATTACAATGTATTCGTAATAAAACGTGTGATGATTGTATCAATCAAGTAATTACTCTTGAAAAACAATTAGAAAAAGGGATAATCTATTTTAATCAAAGAGGTGCAGGTTGTGGAAAAACATATGAAAGCATACAACTTATACAAACTGATAAAAGATTTATTGAAAAAGAAACTTATATTTATCTTACAAAAATGCATTCAGCAAAAGAAGTTATTTATAATGAACTAAAAGAACAAGAAATGCGAGGACAACTAAATATATTAGAAGTATTAGAAAATGATAATAATAATGGAAAACAATATAAAATATCTTATATTAATAAGGAAACAAATAAGGAAATAGTAATTATAATTGGGACGATTGATTCATTTAATTATGCTGTTGTTGATAAAAATAAAATTATAAAACATAATGATTATTTTAAGGGAATAGTTAAAACTATTAGAAATGGGTTTCTTTCAACAAAAGATAGTAAAATAAATTATGCTGGTAAAAGACCATCTCTTAATAAAAAATGTTTAATTGTTATTGATGAAGCACAAGATTTAGGTGAAGAATATATTGAAGCATTTAATACTATAATAACGCATACAAATATTGATGTTTATGTTATTGGAGATAAATTACAAAGTATATGGGGAGAACATAATATTCACACATATATTGATGTAAATAATTTAGATTCTCATATTGAAAGAAGTAATGGTATAAATAAAGTTATGCGTTTTCATAATAAACATTTTATTAATTTTGTAAATGATGTTATCCCTTTTGAAAAATACGGATTACCGCCAATTACTGAAATATGTGATGGTTATTGTAAATATAAACATGAAAATAACACTATTCCTTATAATATTTTTGAAGTTCCTAAAATATATGCGAGTGAATTTGATTATCCTAAAATAGATAGGGTTGTTGAAAAAATAATATTCTTTATGGATAAAGAGATAGATAAATATAATTATCTACCAAATAATTTTATGATTATATTTCCAATTTTATCAAAAAATATATTCGCAACGATGTTGGAAACAAGAATCCAAAATTTTTGGATAAATAAATTTAATGATATTAATTATCAAGAAGTATTGAAATTAAATGATTTTTGGAAGGATAAAATTAACGATAATAAATTTTATAAATATATTTATTTACATAAATCAGATGCAGGTACATCAATAAATTTGAAAGAATCTGAAAATGCATCAAGAATATTGTCTATACATGCGTCAAAAGGTAATGGTTGTGAAGTTGTGTTTGTATTAGGGATTACAGAAGAAACCCTTACAATTTTTAGTAAAAAAAAATGCAATTTAGTTTATGACTCCTTATTACATGTAGCAATAACAAGACAAAAGAAATCAATTTATATTGGGATTGAAAAAAATAATGATGATATATGTAATAGATTTACAAAATTAGGTATTGAAGAAGACGAAGAAATACAACCAAGATTAGAATGTATAAAGTGTCATAATAAATTCTCAAAAGTTCAAAATTATGTAAATAATAATGATGACATATTTGCTGAAATAAACGATACTATTATAGAACCAAATAATTATAAAAAGTTATTGCCTAATATTGAAGATAAAAAATCTATAATAGATTGGGGACATCATATACTTCGTTATTGTGTATTGATATATAATCTTATGTTGAATATTATAGAAAATGAAGTAATAGAAAGTCAGGAATATAAAGACCAGTTTATTACTATTTTGAAAAGTTTATCTAACAAAACTATTTCATATTATAAATATACGAATTATAATAAAAAATTAAGAGAAATAGATGATAATAATAAAAAAAGATTAAATAATAGTGAAATACCTTTGTTGTTGTTTGATACAAATGAGAACACAAAATATTATAAATATACAAATATTCTTAAAGATATTATGACGAATATTCAAAATAAAATAATAGAATATATTAAAATTAATAAATTACCTCCTTTATGTCCTTTGGAATGTGTTGTATTATTATTCATGATTAGATTAATTGATAATGGGTCGTATTCTGATATATCAATAATGGATATTTATTCTATTATGTATTGTTATGATACATGCTCTAATGAAATAGATAAAGAACACACCGAAAAAAATAAATGTATTTGTCATAATTGTTTTAATGAATGTAATATTAATAATAATTCATATGATGAAATAAGAAAAAGTATAAAAAATCATTATAGTAATGTAGAACATATTAACGCAACATACTATAATTATAAAAAATATATAACTGAAAAATTACAAATTGAAAATATGAAATATAATATATTTCATAAAATATCTTTTGGAAAGAAAAATAAAAATTTTACAATTATGAATGAATATACTATAATAGGACATTCTACCAATCATGTAATTTATTTTATAATAAAACCACAATTTAACGAATTAAATTTTAATAATATAATGTGTGAGTCAATATTAAATAATTTTATGATATTAAACTGCACCACTGATTATGAAAATAATTATAAAAGATATAATAATAAAAAAATATTTACTTGCATTTTAACATTAGATTCAGTAGAACCAATATTTTATGAATTAAATATAGATAAAAATGATATATTAATGAAACAATCTATACAAAAATATTTACTAACAACATATACCGAACATCATGAACTAATATACAAATTTTATAAATATTGTTATAAAAATAAACCAAAAAATAAAAATAGTATAAATTATACTATGGAAGAATTAAATAAATATGAAAAACTGCCTCAATATATATCAGATTACTTTTACGATATTAGTAAAGAATTAGAAATATGTGGAAATGATAAAATTAAAATAGAGAGCGTATTGGTTAAAGTAAATGATAAGGAATTATTTATTAATAATTTGAATATATACCTTGAAAAGAATATTGATATATTTTTAGAAATGAATGAAGATGAACTTATAGATTATTAAATGTATAAATATGCGTTCTAATATATTGTCCTTTTTCGGTAAATTGAAAATCTTTGCTTTCAATATTATATTTTGTCTTGGTTAATTGTTTTATAATACTTAACCAGGGTCTTTTAATTTTACTTGGTTCTCCAACTGCTTTTAATCCATTAAACGAAAACCATTTTCTTATTTCAGGTATTAATTCCATGATTTTATTTTGTATTTCTTCATTATTATCTAATTCATAAAGTGTATATGTATTCTTGTTTTTCAAATCTAATATGGATATAATTTTTTCTATTATTTCGTCTTGTTCTTTTTTGTATAATTCACTTTTAAGACGCATTCGTTAATATACTTAAAATAACAAATAAATTTTAAGTATATTATTTATAATTTTTTAATTTTCTTTTTCTTGTTGATTGTTTCCTTATAAATTCTGTTTTTTCATTCATTCCGTAAGCATGTTGAAAATAATTTTTATAATTTTCAGGTTTTACTTTATCAATAGCATATTCCACATTCTTTTCTAATTGTTCGTAGTTTTCTACATTTCTATTCTTTTTCATGTATATTTTTATTTGGTTAAAGTATGCCTCTATTGGATTGTTGGTTTTGGGTGTATAAGGTATCGCAAATAAATATTCATTACCACTTTTTGTAATCGCATGTTTTATCAATTCATTATTATGACTTTTTGCATTATCTAATACAATCAAATATCCTTTATAATTTGGAAAAATGTGTTTTTGTAAAAATTCCAAAAATCGTTCTGCTGTCATACCTCCCTTTTCATACATTTCCTTCCCTACTATTTTTGAATTACTTACTGCTACTAATAAAGTAAATTTACGAAAAACAAATTGGTTTGATGTTTTTATTCTACATCGTCTTCCCAAATAGCAACGACTATATGTGGGATATAACGCAGAACCTACACTTGTTTCATCTAAACAAATTATTTTATTTAATGGATAATGTTTTATTTTTTGGTAAAAGGAATTCATTTCAGTTTGTTTATCAATTGGTTTTTTGTATCTTTCTTTTGGGAAATGTTCGTGTCTTGTTCTTTTTCTTGTTTTATTATTGTCTCTTATTACTTGTCCTAAATGTTGAGGCGTAATATCAAAAGTTGGACATTTTTGTTTCATATCAAATGCTAATTCGTTCATAGTCAATTGCTCGTTTTGTTTCAATAATTCTAACGCAGTTTTCACTTGTGGTTTAGTAATCTTATATGATATTGGTTTTCTGTTTCTTCTTGTTAGATTTTTAGAAGTATTGTATCTTTTAATCCAATCTCGTAAAGTGGATTTCTTACAATCAAAGATTTTACAGGTTTTCTTATATCCATCTCCTCTATCATTATTTAAGTAATATTTAACTGCTGAAACTTTATAATCTTCTGTCTTATGTTTAGTCATCTATATTATTTTGAGAAAAATATAAAAAAAATGATTAGGGTGCGGTTTTAAATCTTCAAGGGTGTAAATATTGTTGTGTTTTTTTTAAAGGAACTGTATATCCTTTATTTCTAACACGATTTAATGCTTGATTGGTTATAATGTCAGTTGTGTTATTTGTAAATGACATTGGTTTGCTATTTGGGTTCATTGACGTTGCACCAATAGCATGAGCTTTTTTTGAATTTATCACACTTGAAGAGTCACGGTTCGTATTTGTATACCACCTTTTCTCTGGTAATACCGGTACTGATGATATAGTTCTAACATGTTGTACCCTATTTAATGCGAAATTATTTTCATTATCTGAGGTTTTATCCTTTATAGGCATCGCATTCAAACTATCTAAAATTCCATTGTTTATAATTCTCAATTTAAACATTATAATATAAATATATATTTTATTTAATACGTTTCAATAGTTTCTTGATATTTTTGTTGTGGAACCATGATATTGTTTTTCTCATACCATTCATTCTTTACTTGTTGAGGAATATTAATAAAATGATGTCTTTCAAATGAATCGGGTGTTGTATAATACAATGTTATTGGTACATCACCCTTTCCCTTTGATGGCATACGTGCTTTAAAATAATAATTTTCATTCGCGGATCCAACTTTATCATTACTACGTATTCCCGTAAAAGGACATCTTATTAATGTGCCTACATTTGCACTAGTTGAATACATCTCAATCCGGATTTTGATTTTATTTTTTATTATATAATATACATTATAACCAGCGTCAAGTTTTTTAATAGTATCTTTATTCGTACCTTTTTTATTTAAATTACCATTTACACTTTCTATTGTATTTATTACCGAATCTTCATCATTATCACTCAATGATACAAGACTGTGTGTGTCCATAAATTTATCCACTTCATAATTGCTCATAATTAAATATACTCTCGCTTATTTCTGTATATCTATAAATAATAATAAGTCTTTATATCTATTAAAAAAATATTTTAATAAAATATATATGAGACTAACGTATAAATTATTTTTAATAGTAGGTTTAGTATTATTTGCATTTATATTTTTTTATATAATTAAAGCTATATTTAAATCCATTAAAATAAAAAATCATATGTATGTTGCAAATGTTTGTTTTTACTGGTTATGTTCACTTATTTTATTTATATTAATTATTCCGTAAAAAACAATATATAAAAAAGTCAATACAAAATATATTATGTCTATACCAGAAAATTTTAAACCAACGATTATTGATTTTATCAATGACTTAAGTAAAACTTTTCCTGAATATACAAATCTATGGGAAAAATGGTCAAACGCGAACGATGAAGAATTTCAACAACTGTTTGAATATTGTAAAACGGTATATCCAGAAAGATTTTTCGATGTTCTATATCAAAATGTTGATATATTTCTAGAAGATAGTAAAACAAACACTTATTTTTTACCAGATGTAGACTTTAAATTGCTTTTCAATTGTGAAGGCGTAAGCGATAATACAAAAAAAACGATTTGGAAATATATACAAGTAATTTTATTTATTACTGTAAGTTCAGTAAAAGACAAAAATAGTTTTGGTGATACTGCTAATCTATTTGAAGGTATTGATGAAAGTGATTTAGAACAAAAATTAAAGGACACAATGAATGATATTAATGGACTTTTTAATAATTTAGGAGTTGATATGGACAATATGACAGAAAATGAAGACAATAATCAATGTAATGAAGATAGTTCCGGCGATGAAGATGCATCTGGTGAAAAACAAAAGTTTAATTTTAATCCAATGGAAGGTATGCCTGATATGGCTGGATTACATGAACATTTAAAAGGACTGTTTGATGGTAAAATTGGTCAACTTGCAAAAGAACTTGCTGAAGAAATATCAGGTGATATTCCTGGATTATTAGGCGAAGACGATGGATCTAAAACAACAGAAGACGTATTAAAAAATATGATGAAAAACCCTAAAAAAATGATGGGATTGATAAAGACAATTGGTGAGAAAATTAAGACAAAAATGGATAGCGGTGATATTTCAAAAGATGAATTGATGGGAGAAGCATCTGAATTGTTATCCAAAATGAAAGAAATGGGAGGTGGTAAAGAGTTTAATAATATATTAAAAAAAATGGCAGGTGGTATGGGGAAAAATATGCGTATGGATACAAGTGCACTTAATCGCATGTCTAAAATGGAAAGTACGCGTGACCGGTTATTGAGAAAAATGGAGAAAAACAAAAATTTGAAAGTTCAAGATGAAGACGGAAATATTACTTTTTCTATTGATAATGAAGAAAAGCAAGAACGATCAAGTATTGTTCCACCAAAGCCTCAAAATGATGATGAGTTAATAGCAGCATTTCAAGAAAATGTCATTGAAGAACCTAAAACCACAAGAAAGAAAAAAAAGAAAACTAAAAAATAATATTTAGCTATTACACCGACCGAAAAGAAAAATGAGACAAAAACGTATTTATAATTTATATATCTTATAACTATGTTTCAAGTAGTTTGTTAAATGTTCTTTTGTTATTTTAGTTTCTAATATTTCATTTATTGTATTATGAATATCATCATATGTATTTGGACTTTCCTTTTTTATATAATGTTTTAACTGACTGAAAAACTCTTCAATGCTATTTGTTTCTGGATGATAAGGAACTGAATATAATAATTCGTTTTTGCTATTTTCTATTGTTTCTCTTATTATTTTGGATTTATGAATAACCGCATTATCCATAATAACTAAATGATTTTTGTATTTATCTTTAATGAACTCATCATAAAACTCTAAAATATCAGTTGTTTTAACTCCCCCCTTTTCTTTCCGGAAATAATTTCCAACCAACAACTTTGTTTGCACAACTTATAATCTTCTGTATGCTGCTTCATTATAATATGTATATAAATATTTAAAAATATAATTATTTATAATAGTAAAATGGATGAACTCATAAAAGAAAACGAAGAATTAAAGCATACAATAATAGAATTAGAAGAAAAATTAAAAAAATATACAAACGGCAACAATCATAAGCGATATTATGAAAAAAACAAAGACAAAATTAAAGAACAAGGAACAACTTATTTAAAGAAATTGAAAGAGGAAAATCCCGATAAACTTAAAGAATACAGACGTACTTATTACTTAAAGAGAAAGGAAAGATTAAAACAACAAGAGGCAAATATTTAAAAAATAAATATAAAATTGATTTAAAAATAAAGTAACAATAATATACGATAAAAGAATGACTTATGGATACATTTACAAAATATCATTTCCGAATAACAAAATCTATATTGGATTAACAACTACATCAATAGAACAACGTCATAAAGAACATAAACAATGTGCTTTAGGAAACTCAACATATTTAATCTATAACGCTTTGCGAAAATATGATATGATAGAAACATTTGAATTAGAACAAATAGATACCGCAGATACATTAGAAGAGTTATGTGAAAAAGAAAAAGAATATATTAAACAATACAATTCGTACTATATAGAAGGGCATGGGTATAATATGACTTATGGAGGAGAAGGAACAAATGGATATATTTATACAGAAGATGTTAAGAAAAAAATTAGTGAAGCACAAAAAAAACGATTTGAAAATCCAGAGGAAAGAGAGAAAAATAGACAAAGAAAACTAACTTATTTTAAAAATAATCCAGAGGCATTGAATAATTTAGTAATGAGGATGAAAACACAACATATGAATAATCCAGAAATAGCAAAAAGACACAGTGACTTTATGATGAATAGGTTCAAAGAAAATCCAGAAGCAGGACGAATACATGGAGATAAAATGAAAGCATATTACGAAGAAAATTCAGAAGCAAGAGAAAAAAGTAGGCAAGCACAAATTCAATATCATATTGACCATCCAGAAGCAAGAGAATCTGCAAAAGAACGTGCGAAACAAAATTGGGCGAACCCAGAACAGAGAGAAAAAATGAGTGAAATAAAAAAAAAATACTTCAAAGAAAATCCAGAAGCAAAGGAAAAAATGAGTGAAGCACAAAAAAAACGATTTGAAAATCCAGATGCAATAGAAAAAAGTAGGCAAGCACAAATTCAATATCATATTGACCATCCAGAAGCAAGAGAATATGCAAAAGAACGTGCGAAACAAAATTGGGCGAACCCAGATCATAAATATAAACTATTAGATATAAAAGGAAAAAATAAACCATTTGATGTATTTACAAATGATGGAACATTTATAAAAACATTTAATTATCAAATAGACGCACAAGAATATTTACAGAAGGAGTATAACATAGATAAGCGAATATACATATGTACGGTGCTATCAGGAAAACGGAAATCAACAAATGGTTTTGTTTTCAAATACAAAGAAATTGAGAATATTTAGGAATACGAATATTTGCGTATAATTACTTAAAGAAATAATAGTAAGTAATTATATAAATGAAAAAACGGAAAAAATCAAATAGTCCGTTAAAAGTGATTAAGACATCGCTGAAAAGTATATGTTTGGATACAGAAACAATACTTACACTCAATAACTACTGTAAAAATCTTAATCTTATTGTGATACATACGTATCAGTTTTTGAGATTATATATTTTACATAAATATCATATTAACGAGTCTTTACCAAAAATAGATGATAAATTTATAGAGCATATCATTAAAACAATTGCGGTTGGTAATAAATGCGGAAAGAAATTGAATAATGATGAACTTACCTTTTTTTATGAGAATCATTACAAACAAACGACTCAAGGCGAAAAATTATCATATTCTAAGTATGGTAATACAATAGGTTATACAGCAACTTCTATCTTAACTTGTTTAGAAACAAATATTAAGACACATTTTGCAAAACATTTGAAACGGTTTATCAATATTCAATTTGAAAAGGAACATCAGACAAAAGAAGAGAGAAAAGAAATGTATAAAAATACAAAATTAGTATTTAATGACTTAATGAATAATACAGAAAATTCAACAAACGAATATAAAGTCTGGAAAGACGAAAACAAATCATTTCTTATACCGGAAAAAATAAAAAAGAATGTATATTATGATTTGGAATGTTCCCCACAACATTATCTATATCCTATGATTTTTATGAGTTTAATATTAGAAGAACAAGAAAAGAAATTGTTTCAATTTTGTCCTTTACGGAAAACACTCATTCCGAAATATATGAATATTGATACAAAAACGTTAATTACCATGCTATTTGATACAAAGAAAAATAGAACAACACAGGGGAAACTGCTTAGTAAATTAAATGAAAGTAAAGAACTCATATGGAACTCTTTATTTGATATGAAAAAAATAAAGAAACTAATGAACCCAAATGAATACATTTTTAATCATATGTTTTCTTCCGATGGCGTTGGTTGTTCCTTGGTATTTGTAAGAATAGATGCAAAAGATAAAAATTTTCCACAAAACAATAAGACAACTTGTAACGAATATGATTACATAACTGAATTAACGAACGAAGAGTTAAACCATTTGAAAGATTATAACAAAGTAGCAATAGACCCGGGTAAAAATACAATTATGTTTATGACTGATGAAAAAGGGAATACATTAAAATATACAAAAATGCAACGAAGAATAGATACATATGCAAAAAAGAAAAGACAAATAATAATGAAATCTTTTCAAGAAAATAACATTAAGGAAATTGAAGAACCCTTAAATAAAACATGTTCTATGAGTTGTTCTTATGATAAGTTTATAGAATATTTGAATGTTAGAAATAGAATCAATCAGAAGTTACAGCAATATTACGATCAAGAATTATTTAGAAAATTAAGATGGAGAAGTCATACATATACACAGAAAAGCGAAAGTCTTTTAATCAATAAAATAAAACGAACATTTGGTAAAAAAATAGTTATAGGATTTGGTTCATTTCAACAAACACAACAAATGAAAAATTGTATGCCTACACCAAATAAATCATTAAAGGACTTATTGGCAAAACATTTTCAATTATGTATTGTAGATGAGTTTAAAACTTCTAAAATGTGTAGTTTTTGTTTAAAAGGAGAAACATGTTATTACAAACAACGAGAAAACCCAAGACCATTTAGAGAAGGTATGGTGAATATACACGGATTACTAACTTGCGCGAAGTGTAGTAAGTCGTCGCATTCCCATTTAATGAACCGAGATTTAAATGGCAGTAGAAATATCTTGTATCTTATGAAAGAATGGATACAACATAGAAAAAGACCTACTATATTTTGTAGGAAACCATTAATCATATCACAAGACGAGTGATAGACTCAAAGTTATAAATACCGAAAGAAAAGAATAATATTTCAGATTTATTTTTTTAATATGTCTTTGTCTCATTTTTCTTTTCGGTCGGTGTAATATATTTTAATATTATATAAAAATGAATGAAAAAGAGAAATTATTTATTCAACATCAAATCCAGAGTGCTATTTTTACAGAGAGAGCGAACGTGAGTGAAACCACAACAGAATTATCAAAGCGAATTGACGGCCTTCAAGAACAAATTGAAAAATTGCAAAATCCCAAAATACCAGAAGAGTTAAATACTATCACACAACCACCAAAGTTTGAAATAGGAGAATTAGTTATATTCACTGAAGAAGTTTTAAAAAAAATATTTGATGACTGGAAGAGAGAGAGATCAAGTGGGTATATGGTATCTTATGATTATATAAAGTCATATAATAATGAAAGAACGTTGGAAGTTAAAGATATCACTGAAAAAAATGGAAAATATTTATATGAATGTCGGTCCAAACACAAAATTGTAGAACGGTTTGAGGAAGCTTTACAACTTTCACCTAATAATAAATATGGAGATTTTTTAGACAAGATTGTGGAAAGTTTGATAAATTATTATGAAAAAAATTCAGATAAAAATGATACTGTTATTAAAAATGATACTGTTATTAAAAAATATAAAGACACGCATCAAGCACGCGAAAGTTCTGGAATATTTGAAGGAATAGATCTACGGCAAGTAGACATAAGACTAGATGAAGCACAACAACCTGAAACAGAATTAATGAAAAGAACACGTGAAGCACTTCATGAAATTTTTAAAAATATTGATCCATCTAATTTACATCCTTCTTTATCTAAATTGAAATCACAAAATTATTTTAATGATGAAAAATATAATAATGGTTTATATTTATATCATCCAGACATTGGAAAACTAGATGATGAAAAACAAAAATTTTTTTTTTCTGATGCAATTTTATTAACTATTATTGATCAATTAAATAGTGTATATCTAGGTGGAAAAAAACGTAGAAAAACTAAAAAAACCAGAAAAACTAAAAAATCCAGAAAAAATAGAAAATCTAGAAAACAATAATATATTACATTAATATATAATGAAATTTAAGAAATTTATAAATATTCCTGCTTTTATTATTAGTTTAGCGTTTGGATTATTTGCAGTGTATATGTTAAATCCAGACAATAAAACAATATTAGTATATCCCAATCATGAAAATGCTCATTTACTGCAATATCGAGATAAAACAGGCGCGTGTTTTTCAATTCACGAAGAGCCAGTGATTTGTCCAGGAAATGCAAAAGATATAGCGAAAATTCCAGCACAATCATAAATTCTTATAAAACTAAATTCTAATACTATATTATAATGAACTTTAAAAGACTATTAAATACAGAAACAGGAAGAATTTGTATATCAATAATTTTAGGTTTAGGATTAGCAGCTTTATTTAGAAAAGTTTGTAATGATAAAAATTGTATTGTTTTTAACGGACCTATTATCAGTGAATTTGAAGATAAAACCTTTAAATATGATGAAAAATGTTATAAATATTCATTAAAAATGGAGAAATGCAATACAAATAAGAATATTGTCGATATTTCATCTCCTAGTGAAGAATTCGTTAATAAAAATACTTTTATTTAAATTCGTAATGTATATGTCAAATACAACACGAATTAGTGATTTACCGGAAAACGTTAAAATGCAATTAAATGATCAAGATAATAATACATCTTATTCATTAATGAATGTTCACCCAAATCCATATGGTAATGATTTACAACCAAATAACATTCCTTTACCTCAAGATTCACAAACACAAAAAAATACAAATGTTCCATATTTAACAGAAGAACAAATGCAAATGATTAATTCAACTGAACAGAGGTTTCCATCTCGCGATATTCCTATGGATGAAACTATTTATCAAGATATTTCAACAACACCTAATTATATTCCTCAACCAAAATATAAAGAAGATTATATTTCTGAATATGAAAGAGCATCTCGAGAACATTTTGCTAATCAAGCAAAAGAAAAACATATAGAATCGACCATGGATATTATCTTTTCTGAAATACAAATGCCCATTTTTATTGGTACTTTGTTTTTTATTTTTCATATGCCATTAATGAATTCATTTTTTTCGAAATACTTTTATTTTTTATCTATTCACCATAGCGATGGACATTTGAATTTTTCTGGAATATTAGTAAAAACATTGTTATTTTGTAGTATATTTTATAGTCTAAACAAGACAATCAATTATTTAAGTATCATTTAATTGTATTATATCTTTATATAATGTGGTTTCTCGCGCAACATTTTTTATTACTTTTGGATAATAGTGATTACGGTTCTCTCCTGCAATTGATTGTTGTTGAATAACTAAACATTTATTTGAAAAATCTGAGTCTGCGTCTTCATATTCTGGATTACTTTCTTTCCAACTTTTCAATGCAGTAACGCTTTTTCTTGATACTTCTTGTATTGCATTTACCAATTTATTGTCATCATCTTCTTTTTGCCATGTATTTTCGTCTTTTATATACATTATCTCGCGTTTTGAATCTGTGCAATGTATTGGACGTTCATATACACTCAATTGTTTTAAATTATCCATAAAAATCTTGGTTATTCCGTCTATAAATCCCATATTTGCATTGTTCTCCAAATCATCTTGAGATACCTCTATTCTGTCTATAAAATCAGTGAAATTTAGTGCTCCCGCACACTGATTATTTAAAAACATGTTAATACTAAGTTTCTGGTTATTATTAATAATATTGTTATTTGTTGTCATAGACGGTTTTGTCTTTTCCACCACTTCTATCATTTTATCATTTTGTTCCAACATCATATTTTTTAATTCTTTATTATCTTCCAATACTTTTGTGAAAATCTTCATCATTGTTTCATTTGAATTTTTCATTATTGGTACTTCTTCTTCTTCCTCCTCAAAATATTCATCATTTTTACTACAATTTCTTTTATGTTTAGATAATGAAGATGCATGAACATATTCTTTACCGCATTCACAAATATATTTCATGGAACTTTTTGGAACTTTTTTGTTAGTCACTGTTAGCCGTTTATGTTTATCGGTTGAAATATGTCTATTATATTGGCTTTCTCTAAACGTGTTATAGTTACAAATTTTACAAAAGAAATTAATGGAACTTTTTGGAACTTTTTCATTAGTCATTTTTAATTAATATAGACTAACAAAAAAAGTTCCACTAATAAACTTATTCATTAAATACATTTTATATATTTTTGTGTTTTCCTAGTATTTTTATTCAGGTTTTATTACTATGAACGCTGTAAAAATATTTTGGAACTTTTTGTTAGCCATAATTAGCCATTTTCATCGATGCTAACAAAGTTTTTTTTTCAGAAAATCAATATAAATGAGTTATGCTAAGTAAATTATAATTATATTTTTATGGAACTTTTTGGAACTTTTTAAATTAGCCATGGAGACTAACAAAAAAAGTTCCAAAATCACCACCCACATTTTCTCAAAAAAACCATGCAGTCCCACAAAAATAATAAATTTAGGATTTAAAGCATTATGCTAAGAAGTGAAAAAAGGGGTAAATTTTTGAGATTTATTTCTTCAGATTTGAGTTTTGGACATTTTAAAATGTCCAATTTCATTTTTTTCAAAATACTTTTATTTAATCTCCGACAAAACGCCAAGTAAAATTTCTTTGTTTTTTAACAAAGGTTTTTTACGCCAAAAAAGGAGATTATGTACTATCCTAATAAAAATTAATTATTATTATAAAATATTAATTAATGCAGTTATTTAAAGAAACTCGCCAAGTTTTTGAATACAGATTTAGATTTAGATTTTCTGATTTTTTTTGTGTCATTTTTTTTAGATTTTCTAGTTGAATTTTTTTTGTTATGTATAGGTTTTCCATCATTGTATCCATATTTTAAGAACCACAAGTCGTATTCTTTAGAATTTCTTTTATGTTTGAGTTCAGCAAATTTCTTAACTTTTTGAGAACGAATACTTTCTAGTGTAGGTTGAAGACCTTTACAATTAATACTGAAACGTTTTAACAAACCTTTTTGTTCCAATTTGTTTTTATTTTCAACGTCAAATAAGTATTTTGACATGCACAATAAGCGTTTCTTAGGTTGATATGGTAGATCAGAATAATAGAAAGCTAGATAAAAACTTAACATGGTATCAATAGTAGCAACTTTTATACTAGTACCACTTAAATTAATAGAATTGTAACTATGACAAGCAATCGGATAATAAATCATAGCCAATGTTTCATTTTTAACACGTATTTCAATATGTTTAGGTACAAGTTCTCCAATTTCTTCATGTTCCACAGCTTCAGCATTAATACCAATTTCTTTTAATTGTTCTAAAACAATGATAGCTAAATTTTCAGGGTCTTCACTAATAACATCAAAATCTGGTAGTTTTTTAATAATAGAACTGTTATTTTTAACATATTTTGAAAAAAGTCTAACGGCATAGCCACCTAGAAAAATAGCATCCTGATCAGAAAATGCATTTCTTAAAGTAATATATATTTCTTCGGATTTATCTTTAAAATTATCCATATTACGTTGAAAGTCAACCGTTTTACAATCATGTACTTTTAAAGGATAATGTTTATTTAAAAGAGTTAATCTTTTGAGAACTTTTTCCCATCGAGAGGTATCTCCGGCAGGACGAGATAACTCAAGAAACATATTTAAACGTAACAAATTAGGAGGAGAATATTTAATACCAGAAACAGTTTTTGCTTCTCTTTCAATTGCATCGAATAAAGTAGGATGTAAATAAGTAATATCAGCAATAGCAATGAAATTAACAAATACTTTATAAGTACCAAAATGAACACCTGCTTTTGCCTCAACCTCTTGAAATCCTTCTTTAAAATAAAGATCAGCTAATTCTTTGGCATCAGCCATAGCATTTTTTGAATAAAAATCATAGTCAGGAATTTCAATATCTCGGTCATAAAATTGAGCGTATTTTGGTAAAATATTATTAATAGCGGTTCCACCATAACAAATACATTTCTTTTTTTTTAAAAAGTTCTCAAGAATAGTAATCATTTTTGAAATGTTTTCATCTTGAGCGATTTTGGATGAATTTTGTTTTTCAGATTCGTCTACTGCATGACGTAAAATAGCTAATTCACAATCTTGAAATGTCATACTATTAGAGCATAATTCAGTATTAAATTTATTTTTCATATATTGTATATATTAATACAATATATTAAATATCTTGATTATTAATTTCTTTATTAATATAATATAATGATTGCGCTAAAGGTACAATTGCACTTTTAAAATTACCAAAAAATCTTTCATACATGTCCATATTTCCATCTTGAACATAAAAGTTACAACATACAATTTGAATACCATAATTTTTAATTAAATTATGAATATTTGGGTTCTCCATAAATCCATAAAAGTTTGCACCTGGATTAGGGAGAACCATTTTATACATAGAAACATCTGTATTAATATTATCATCTTTTACTGATGGAGATATATATTTTTCTTTTAAAATAATAGAATTTCTATATGAACGTAATGTTTGTGAATTGCTTTGTAAATTATATGTATTCATATTTTTCAAAATCTCGGGATTTTTAGTGTCAATTAATCCTTTGTCAATAATAACAACATATTTTCCCATAATATTTGAGATTTTTGTTTTCCCATTTACTTTACCGCTGTATCGGTTAACACTTAAATTTGTATCAATGATTTTTTTAACCTTTTCATAAATAGAATTATCAATACCAATTTCATTACCATTATTATCTTTTTGTTGAGATGTTTTAATTCGAATATGAATAAACATAGGATCATTTACATTAGGTGTAGGAGCTTGAAAAGCAAAATTATTAACTCGATTGAGAACCTCTCCTAAAGGAATTGTATTTTTAGATTCAATATCTCCATTGAAATCATCAGAAGAGAACCCAATAACAGGTGTACTTTCATTTTTATCTTCTCTTAATGAAAATACTTCAAAATCTAAAAATCTACAACCACTAATAATAACATTTTGAACCATATCTAAATTAACATATTTACCGGTACGAGCAGTATTACATGAACCTTTAATAACATATTGTTTTAATTCTAAATCTTGTATATTCGGGTTATAACTACCAATACTTGGAAAAGTGGTTTGTTCCACAGATTTAAATTCAGTATTTTGTTCAGGAGATACGCCTTCTAAACCTTCGATTAATGATTTTTTTAATTGCATACGTTGATGATAAAGTCTATATAAAATAATAAAGGCAATAATAAAAATTAAAATAATTAGAAATTTCTTAATAATACTCATTATAATATAAAGTAATATAAATTATTATAATATAATATATTATAATGGCTGGCGGATTATTAAATATAATATCTGAAGGTAATAATAACGTAATTTTAACAGGAAGTCCAACTAAAACATTTTTCAAAGTAAAATATTCAAAATATACAAATTTTGGTATGCAAAAGTTCAGATTGGATTATGAAGGAAATCGTGATTTACGATTAACAGAAGAATCGACATTCAAATTTAAAGTAAAAAAATATGCAGATTTATTGATGGATACATATTTGGTTGTGGCATTACCAAATATTTGGAGCCCCATATATCATCCAAACCAATTTAATGGAAATGCTTGGGCACCATATGACTTTAAATGGATTAAAAACCTTGGTGCAAATATGGTTAAAGAAGTATTGATAACCGCAGGAAACGCAACATTGCAAAGATATACAGGAGATTATATTTCGGCAATGGTAGATCGTGATTTTACATCTGAAAAGAAAAATTTGTTTAATGAAATGACCGGAAATATAGAAGAGTTTTCAAATCCAGCAGCAGCATTTGGAAGGGCGAACTCTTATCCGTCTGCATTTTATCAAATGGACCCAAAAGGTGCCGAGCCTTCAATAAGAGGTAGAGATTTATATATACCTATTAATACTTGGTTTACAATGGATAGTAGATGTGCATTTCCACTAGTGAGTTTACAATATACAGAACTAGAAATAACAGTTACATTAAGATCAATTCAAGAATTATTTCAAATACGTGATGTATTTGATAGTACAAATAATTATCCATATATACAACCGGATTTTAATAGAGATGAATTACAAATGTATCGATTTTTGCAAAATCCACCATCTATGTTTTTGGATGAACCATATTATGAAAATAAAATATCAATTTGGAACGCAGATGTGCATTTAATTGCAAATTATTGTTTTTTATCTAAAGCGGAAAAGCAAGTATTTGCATCAACCGAACAAGTATATTTAATAAAAGATGTATTTAGGTACAATTTTGAAAATGTTACCGGTTCAAAAAGGTTAAAATTATTATCATCAAATGGTATGGTATCAAGTTGGATGTTTTATTTACAAAGAAATGATGTAAATTTAAGAAATGAATGGAGTAATTATACAAATTGGCCATATTTAAATCCACCTAAAGACATAGAGCCCGCACAGAACAATATACCAAGTGATCAAAATGTACCAACCACATTAGATGTTCCATATGGTCCAGGAATTAATCCAAATTCAAGAAATACAGGTTTTTTTGTGAGTGGTGTATTTAATGTTGAAAATCAAAAACACATATTAGAAACAATGGGAATATTATTAAATGGAGAATATAGAGAAAATACATTAACCCGAGGAGTATTTGATTATGTTGAAAAATATACCAGAACAAGGGGTGCAGCAAAAGAAGGGTTATATTGTTATAATTTTTGTTTGAATACCAGTCCGTTTGAATATCAACCGTCTGGAGCAATAAATATGAGTAAATTTAATTCAATTGAACTAGAAGTATCAACATATGTACCACAATTCGATTTAAGTAATAATTATAATGTAATTTGTGACGAAACTGGAGAACCAATTGGTGTAACAAAGCAAAATTGGAGATTATTTGAATATAATTATAATTTAACATTGTTTGAAGAAAGATATAATGTATTAACTTTTGTTGGTGGAAATTGCGGTTTATTATATGCTCGATAATATTTTAGTATCTTAATATATGATGGATACTAAATGGAACGAAACAATAAAATCAATAAATAAAAAAGAAAATTTTAAAAGTAATATTACTAACAATGATGTGTTGATATTGGAAAATAAATTGAAAAAAATAAATCAAAAAAAAATAAATCAAAAAAAAACTTTAACAAAATTACCACTATTGGAGAACATTTATGAAAGTTTTGAAACAAAAGAAGGGATGGAAAATAATGTGGAAGTATTTACGAAATCAACACCATTATTGGTGCCACATAATAAAATAGGAGAAATATATTTGAAAAGTAATATTGCAATTTCATATACAATAAAAATCAATTCAGTGCAAGCAAATGATATTCATGAAAATCAATTATTATGTATTATAAAAGATACGAATGGTGTATTTAATAGTGAAAATTTGCAACAAAGTATTGGTATATTTTCAAAAATAATAAAAAATAATGGAAAAACATATATTGATTTCTTTTATGTAAAAGATGGATCTATTGAAAAATTAACGTCTGAAAATGATGTTGAATTGGAGAACAATGCAAATATAAAATTAAGAATAATAATAAGTGATAATAAAGTCAATATTTATAAAATAAAAGATCAAAATGAAACTCATATAATACAAAATAAAGATATAAGTTATCCAAGTCAGTTAAAAACCGGTACAGCTTATATTTATACAAGTACAAAATTAGAAAGATCCGGCGAATCATCAATTGTATCTGTACCAGAAGGAAATATGAGTAATCTACTTGTAATGATGTCTAATTCTTCTATAACAAGAAATTCGGTTGTTTCAAGTGAAAATGGATTAACTAGTGAAGCTGGAGAACTACTTGATACTGGACAAGACATATCAAATAGCCTTAATAAGTTATCAAATTTTGAATTTAAAAAAGATTTTTGCGAAGATGAATTTTTAGATGAACTAGAACGATTAGGATTTATAACAAGAGATGAAGATGGTAATGTATCCGAATTTAAAGAACCCGAAAAATACAATGATATAAAACATCCAGATGGAAGTAAAAGTTGTTCAAAAGGAGATTTAAAATTATTCAAAGGTGATATAGTAAAATTAAAAGTAGATAAAAAAAAAAAATGGAAAGTGATAGATATCGCAGATACAAAAATAACAATTGAAACAATTCAAGAATATACATATGATGTTGAAAATAATAATATAATTGACAATGGCGAAGTAATACAACAAGCAAATGAACAATTATGTGAGGAAAATTCTTGTGAATATAATAATGATGATGAAATAGAAAAAATAACGATGATGAGAACAATAGAAGTAAATGAAAGTGAATTAGAAAGAGCTACTCCATTTGAAATAACAAAAATATTTAAATATATCAGATATATTCCAAAATGCTTTTATGTATTAATAGCAGGAATAGATTATATCCAAAAGAAAACAATATCAATTTTTTGCGATGCCATAACAATTGCATCAGAACCAATAACGGAAAAAGATAAAAGATTAGTAATAAGTGAATATTATAATTTAGTTTATTTATTTATTATTGTTTTTATCACATATAATTTGTTTTATATATGGTGTTTCCAAGATAAAGATGGTAATTATGTTCCATTAAAAAATTTTAATGAAGAGTTTTTGAATGCACAATCGAATTATAGTAGTCAAAGTGAAATGCAACAAACGGTACAAAAAATATTCAATTTCTTTTTTGAATTTTTGATGTTTCCTATATTTTCAGTAGATACTATTTTTTCTCGTCGTGATGCAAAGTTTGAAATGCCACCACCATTTGGATTTTTTGGAAAAATACCCTATTCATTTCCATCCATATTGGAATATATAATAAGATTTTTTTCAACAAAACAAATTGCAAATATTAAATGGTATTTTTTATTTTTTGTATTGTATTTTAATAGGAAAAAATTAACACATATATTAAATGGTTATGCAGAAGGTAAAGATTGGCGTCAATTAATATTTTTATTATTTGCAATAGGAATTATATCGAAATCGATACCTGAATCATGGTTAAGATAAATACGTAAATATATATATTAATTTATAATATATATATATAAATGACTGATAACTATGATCCTTTTGCTACAGAGGATGATGATTATGAT